CTGGGCCTTGTAGCTGCCACCATAAACGAGTGGCGCATGGCTCCCGACTTATCGAGTTTAGAGCCCTTTTCGGAGTAGGAAACAATCTTTAGGCCGGGTTCTTTACCCGTCCCATAGGAACCCGGCGAGAGGGCGATCCGCTCACGGGTATTAGTCTCAACTTGCTGTAGGAACGACATTTTCATTCTCCTTTATGTAATTTATTTCGCAATCTACAATCGTCCGAATACACATGGCTGCCAGTTGAACAAGCTCTTTTCTAGCCGCAAGCCTAGTGTCTCTTCCCTTGGCGAGGTTAAAGAGGAATACTTCTTTCCTGAACTCTTCCCACTCCTCTTCGATAACGCCTAGACCTTCGTGCATATTGTGAATGGGAGGAAATAATCCCATTGCTCTCTTAACCTCCGATCCAACTTCATCGGTCAGATTGTCTATTTCCACGTTTGGGATCATTTCTCCTCCATCGGGGCTGGCTTGAACTCGGTGGACTCGATTACCGGAGCACCACTTGCCATGAACTTTTCGGCTTCTTTCCCGACCTGTAAATCGCCTTCTCCCATCAATTCTGAAGTCCCGATCCCAGTGGCGAAGCTGAGGCACTTTTCCGACGCCCGCAATTGAAGCATGTGCTCTGGCTTATCCCTCCATACCGGAGAGGTTCCCACCTTCCACTCTTTCAGGGTGGCAGTGTACTCGCATTTTCCACTGGGAGTAGTAATGGTAGCTTTGTAGGCTACCAATGGTTTCGTGGTATCGGCAGGAATTCTTTCGCAGATCGGAGGGGATAAATTAAGCCCATTCTTGCGTGCAAGTTTTAGCTTCCCCTCGAACGAAACGTTGGTTTTGTTATTCTTGGGGTTGAACCAGACCTCGTTCGAGAATGGGCTGAGTTCAAGCTCATAGCAGCGGATGGCAAACACCATTGCCTGCCAGGGTTCGAGATAAAAGTCCGGCTCTCCCGATTGCCCCTTGAATGGCATATTGACCAGTAACTGGGCGAGCATCGGAGGAGGGATGCTTTTCCAGTCGAGAGACGAGATCGAGGAGAGCCGTTCGAGTTGTTCTTTCTTCTTCTGGTCGGCCTGCGAGGAGCGCATGATGGCAACCTTCTCGCTAGCCTTGAGTGGGACATCTTGTTGTGCCTGTTCCGTCGTCGTTGCCTCGGGAGTGGCTACCAAATTGCTGCCTCGTCCAGAGTCAGCGCTGAGGGAGCCAGAACCGCCTATCTTACTTTTGAAGGGATTCTTATCTGTCATTTTCATTCACACTTTCATTAAATTGAGTTATCCAGTAGCAGGAGAAGGCTCACTCTTGCTTTCATGTCGGGCTGTAGTCCGATTGTAATGAGGCGCTCCATACCCCATCCCGGCCAGCAACTTATGTCCGGTTTCTCCTTTTCCCGAGTGAGTGGAACCACTAGTGGATCGCTTAACGTGTTTTATCGGGAACGCTAGTGGCTGTCTGGTATCCATAACTTCCTTCTCTTGCTACCGCATAACTCAGTTGAGTTATCCAGTAGCAGCACATTGGGTGACTTACAACCATGTAGTTTCTCGGACCACTTGGAGAAGATCCGCAATGCCGCTACCGCATAGCTCAAATAAAAGAAGTCTGCCGTGGATCGACCGGCTTGGCCTTTTTCCCTTTCTGATGACGCCTGGTTTCCGCCTCCGCCGCTACCTGATGCTGGTAGCACAGAACCGCTTCCGCTTCCGTTAGATCACCCTTGAGGGTTATCCGATTGGCTGGCCTGCCGCAGCGCTCGTGCCAACTGATGATCGAACCATCCAGTCTCTTCTCGCCTCTAGACCTGACCACAGTCAGAGCACACGTCAGCGTATTTTCCTTTTGATCCATGCCGCCTCCGCCCGATCTTTGGCCAGCTTCCGGCAACCCGCGCAGTAATTCGAGGTATCGCTTGCCACCGCCGGGTTGATACCACATCCCGTACACATCCCGTCTCCCCGCTTATGCCCTCGAATCTCTCGCTTGATTTCCTTCACCTGCTTCTCCAGCTCTAAAACCAGCTTGAGCAACACGTGGCGCTTTGTGGGCCAAGGAGTCATTTTCTTAGCTCAAGATGCTCAGTTCGGGTAGTAAACTTCTCCAGCACCTTTGGCGTCCAACCCCAACGGCAGCCGACAGCGTAGGGACACTCTCCGTAGCGATTCTGGCAAGCTAATCCACCAGCTAGTGGCCACGGTTTCTGATCTGAATAATTTTTGATGTAATGCGTGATCTCGGAAACCTTCCATGCGAGTTGCTGCTCGAAGCGCTTACGGTATGAATCGGAGATAACCTCAGGAAGATCAATGCGCTCATATCTGGCAGACTTCGTTTTATATGGCTTCAAAATCACTTCCAGGTAGCATTCGATGGGTGGAGTGCCGGACTTGCACAGCCAGTAATCGTATAGCTGAAATTGGAGATCGAGGAGTTTTTCTTCCCGGTACGCCTGTTTCCAAGGTACGCCTCCTCGGTTTATCTCGCTGGCCGTTTTAACATCGACGAGGCGAGGGCCAACCATTAAGCGATCCAAACGACCACACAAAGTAACTTCGTCGTTATACGTCAATGACCATTCCGACTCGCACTTGATGAGCTTAGCGGGCTCATATTCAACTGAATCAAAATACTTGGCTACTATGTCTGGCAACGTGTCCACCAGACGCTTCCAGGTATCGGCATCCGATGAACTCAACAGTTTCACGGGATACAGATTGGTAATATCACCGGCAGCCGCCAGTGCTTTCTCGAACGAATCTCCGGCCCAAAATCTTTCTATCGCCAGATGCACGGCCTTGCCCAGTTCGTAGTGAATGTTTGGGGCAATACTGACGATATTCACCAGTTGATTCTGGCGATAAAATTCTCTACAGTCGGACCAAGCCTTTAACGCTGTCGAGTCTAGGTAGATCAAATTCCCCTCCAAGCCTTGCCAGCGACAATTTGCCAGATATTGGTAGGCGCTATTCCGTACTTTTTCCCAAGCGCAACCGTGCTAAATCCAGGTTTACCTTTTTGGTACTCGGCCCTGATTTGCCGTACTTGTTCGATTGTTAGAACAGAATTTCCGGCCCCTTCCCACCTTGCCTGACGACCTTTTTTTACCATATCATTCGCGTTATCTTGTTCGGTTCCATCAAAAAGATGTTCAGGGTTGACGCAACGTGGATTATCGCAGGTATGACAAATATCGTGGCTTGGGACGCAACCAGAGTCTAATACCCAAGCTACTCTACTGGCCACGATGTTGTGTCTTAGAATTGGGTACATGGCGTATCCACCTTTCTGATTCAATGTGCCAGTCCAATTCCAACAAGTAGAGGTCTTTTCAACGTGGGTCCAGAATCTTTTTTCAACACCTGTACGAAGATTCGAGTTGGAGACTAATAAACGAAGTAATTCTAAGCTACGTGATGGCTTCATAAGCTCTCCACTCTTACCTCGGTACGGGGCGTTCCCGTAGTCCATCTCTTAGTAGCCGATATCTGGGCAATGGTGCAGTCGTCGGCCCACACTAATAAATTACAAGCATCCAGCACTGACTTTTTGCAGTTGTCCACGTCCGGTCTTTGCAGATGCCAGTCGCCGTCTTTCAGCTTCTTCAGCCTTGACTTGGGAATCCCGAACCAGAAGTCGCAATGGACGCTGACCGCTCCCACAAACTTGCCGCAGGTGCAATTGGTCATTCCTTGCTGAGCACACATAGCGGCGAATCTTTCGTACTCCCGCTGGTCCTTGTCGGTATACTCATGCGAGTACATGAAGTAGAGATCCTTGTTCCCACAGTTTGGGCATTCCGAGCGCTGGCCGACCGTTTGCCGCTGACACTTTCCACAGCGTAAGGTGACGACAGTTGCGTGCCTCGACTTTCCCCGAGGTTGCTGCGGGATTACGAAGGTGACGGTCATGGCTTGATAGTCCACCTGTTGTCTTTAATGAGCCAGTTCCCGACTGCAAAGAACACTTCTGATATCCGATATCTAAGCCACATCCAGTAGACATATATACGATGATTATTGTCCCAATTCCAGAGCGATCCCCAAGCCATCTCTCCGCAGAGACAAGATTCTTGCGGATCGGTTTCCGACTGGCGGTAGCATTCGGTATGGCAAATCTTGCAGATCATTTGCAAACATCCACCATGAGCGCATAATTTAATCGCTCAAGAAACTTATCAAAGCGTCCTTGCTGTGAACCGAGATGCTCATTCATTTCTGCCAGTTGTGCAGCCACTTCCCACAGTGCATGTCCGATCCAATCTTCCGACGTATTACACGGCCCACTTTTTTCTCTTCTCCTGATTTCTTCGGCTGTCATATCTGCGCCTTTCTGCACCATTCAAGTAGAGAAGCCTTTTCCTTGCCAGCGATGAAACACTCAATACACTCCTGAATCTCCATCGCCAGTTCATCAGCCATTTGATCCGTATTAATGGCTGGATGATCTCCAAGAAAAGCCAGTGCCAATTCGTAGCATTTACCTGTTGGTTGATGCCTCGGACAGAACCCACCGCCAGTTCTCCACAAGCACCGCTTGACTGGGCAGAATCTTTCTGGGTGCTTCTCCTTGTCCAAGGCAACCTTGGCAGCGGTTTGGGAGCGAGAGGTCATTTAGTTATCGAACCAGAAAACAATACGCGTGTCTTCGACTCCAGCCGGAAAGTCAGACGGATACTTCTTCACATCCCAGCCATTCCCAAACAGGTAGCCAAGTGTTTCATATTCCCACGGAGAAACGTACTTTCCGGGTTCGCGTTCTTTGCGCTTGGCATCGTACCACTCGATCAGACTGGATAGTTCTTCGCAGTTGAGCCACGAGTGAGAGTGACCATCGCTGCCCATGTAGTCAGAATGAAAATTGGTGATAAACGTGGCGTCTTCCGGCAAGCCGCGAGGTTGCGCTATGGGTTCGATGTATCCCGGTCCCTTGTTTGCATTGCGAACGCCTGCCATCCTTGCGAACAGATCGTAAGAGCGACGTATCGGAGGCATATGGGCATGATGCCACTGGCCGTTGATCTTCACTTCCATGTGGGCATGAATATCACATCCCATGAAACGCCTCCCCCAACCATTCTTGGTTCTGGTAGTAGAGATCGACTGCTGTCTCTTGATAATTAAAGTAGTGATCGAAGTCGTCTCCTGTCATGGTTACCTCTCCGCCCACCTTACGCAGGTAATTAGTTCTTTGATCCGCTCCCTCGGTCAAGTTCGACCACAGGGAGACGGCTAAGATTTGCTTACCGTATTCCAAAAACGCTACCCTCATCTTGATGAGAATGGCTTCAAGAGCCAGTTGGGTAGCGGCATCGAGATCCTGGCTCTGGGAGATCTCCCGGCGCAGAGCCAGCAGCGAGCGGTCGTTCTGATTGACGAAGGATTGGAATTGGGTAGGGGTCATAAATCACCTTCCACTGCGATCGGAGTTGATGGCATGTGACCAATCGGCTTAGACACCCGCTTGCTGGTCTTTTTCTTCTTGGCCGCTGGCAGTCCCGCATCAGCATCCGGTAGCCGCAGAAACAGTTCTACCATTCCGTTGTTGCGACTTTCCGAGATCACAAAGTACCCGGTCAGGGAATGCCGGGGATAGTTGCCATTGTCGGCGAATTTGAGTTCGATAAACTTAGGCTTTGGCATGATTCTTAGCCCTCTCTCTCAACCGCTCCTGAGCGGCTGCATTCTTGCACTTACGGTCACAATAACGCTGCCGTCTGTCCTTGGGAACAAAGTATCCGGTCGGACATAGCTTGCGGCGGCAGCGTCGGGTCTTGGGGTTCATAGTGGTTTAACGCCGTTTACTAGTTCCAATGTGGCGTTATACAGGATGTTGCGAGTTTCGCGGTACGCCTGATCATACTGGTAAAGATCAGAGCAAATAACGTGAGTCTCGGCGTGGCGGAGAATCTTGATGGCTTCTTTCTTGGTCATCGGCGGGCGATAGTGCGGATCGTCCATGGGCAGAGTTGAATAATCTCCTCCTGCTGCGACTCGCTTTGCGCCATGTTTCTTGCCGCCGCAACGACATTTGCAAGCTGGCTCTTTCGCTTGTTCGCATCTGTCTACTTCCCGTTGGCTAAGATAACGTTTCATAACGATTGCGAAGATAATCCGTTTACTAAATCTTGTCAAGCTAAATCTTCTGTGGAAATCTTTAATCATAAAATATATCTTGTTACCGTAGACAAGGAGCCGTCTGTGTGCCATAGTGGGGCTGGCCTGAGAATGGTCAGTGGTTAAACTATGGGCCGGAGCCTGCGGCCTCCGGCCTGTTCCTTGTCGCAGAGGAGCCCTTGTGTCAGATAGCCCGTTTTGCTTCGCTCAATCGAAGATTGATGGCAACGGATCGTTGCCTGCCGCATGGAAGTTCTTAAACCTCAAAGAAGTTCTTGAAACTCCGACCATAAAAGAAGCTCCCTGGCGTATTCGTAATCTGGTGGCCCAAGGCTGCGGTACGCTGATTTCCGCCCATCCCCACGGCATGAAGTCTTTTACATGGCTACAGGCTGCCATAGACGCGCCAATGGGCAACCAGGTTTGGGGTCACTTCCCGGTTACCGGGGTCAAAAAGACCCTCTATATCGAGACGGAAGACCCGGAATGGCTGCTCAGGCAGCGCATCCAGCAACTGGCTCGGGGGATGTCGATCAAGGCGTCAGACGTGAAGGATATCGGCTGCTTTACCCTTGGGGTAACCGGACCCTTCGATATCGTTAAGACCGGGGACAAGCTGAAACAGGCTATAGAAACCTACCAGCCGGATTTTACCGTTTTAAGTACATTACAGGGGCTTCTCGGGGGACGCTCTTGGAAGGAGCAGGACGAGATGGCGGCAGTCAACGCCCTGATGGTCGATATCTCAGCTCACTGGTCGCCCTTGACAGTCATTACCCACTCTCCGTGGGACAAAAAAAGCAAGCGAGCCGCCGGTACGATCACTCAAACTGCTAATTTCCAAACTTCTTGCCACTACCAAAAGTACACCAGCCGGGAGGGAACTAAAGTCTCTATTGATGTTGACTCCAAGATCGGAGCAGACGCAGAAGAGAGCAATTTTAAGCTCAGATTGGTGTCCGATTTGAAGCTGGATGCCATCAAGTTCCGCTACGAGATTGCCCATACCCGCGACGAAATCATCTCTCACATCAAAGCTCACCCAAACGAACCTACGGCGGATCTGGCGGCAGCTTTTGATATTTCCGACCGTCATGCTCGACGGCTCAGAAAGGATGTTTTTCAATGAGGCGAACCGGGAAGCAAATTTATGAGCAACGAAGGAAAACTTGGCCAATCGAGAAATTGATGTGCCGCAATGTCGAAAGCCGCGCTCATAAGGAAGGGATCGCTTGTTCCATCACTCCTGAGTTCATTAAGCAGATATGGCCCAAAGACAACTGTTGCCCGATTACCGGAGAACCGTTTTATTTTGATAGAGATATTGGCAACTGCGGCCCCAGTCCAGATACCCCAACCATTGACAGGATCGACCCGAGACGAGGTTACTTTCCAAACAATATCGCGGTTATCTCGCAACGTGCCAACAGGATCAAGTGCGATGAGGTCGAGCCGGAGATATTTTTACAGATTTACCAATGGATGATGAACCAGCGGACAGGACAGCCGGACATGGGTTTCTTCCAGAAACCCCATGATGTCCGTCCGCTGGCTGATCCATCCGAAATACGTCCTAACCCATGTCCGCTTACAAAATACCCATGTATTCAGTTATTTACCTAGAAAAGCGGACACGTTAAAATCGTGTCCGCATGATGTCCGAAAATAGGTGCGGACATGCCTATTTTTAATGTCCGCTAAAAGGGAGTGTTCGTTTTGCCGCAAATCCCAGGATCAGCTCCCCGACCGTCTGAATCGGGAGCGGTGCAGCGTATTGGAGTGCGGAGAGAGTCATCAAACTTCCTTCTGATGCACATCGACAAATTGAAACCGCGACTTACAGAGCGTGATTAGCTCCGTAGTACGGTGGGCGAGACTTGCGGAATATCTTTGGTTCCCGCGCCACGGATGACGGCACCAGCCTTGGCGGCCTTCTCCCCGATGCGCTCAATATCGTCAGCGGTAAGCACGCGCTGCTGATGGTCGCACTGTGGGCACTCCAAGATTGTTACCTTTTTCCCCGTGCCATCAAAGGTTTCAGTTAAGTACATGTCGCCGTGTAACGGACACTTACGGATGTCATTCATTTCGTTTGCACCCAACATGCGCATAGGGATCGCCGCTAAGTTCATAGATTGGCTGGCCACATCTCGGACACGGACCTTGGAAATCTCCACAGCCAGAACCTGGCTTTGGCCATCCGTTGCACGGACCGTTGACCTGGCAGATGTGCGGTTCTGGCCGAGTGCAAACACTCACTTCCTCGTCTTCGTCGGGCGCTCCGCAACGTAAATCATCCAACATCTCGCCAAAATCTCTCCTCATCTCTCACCACCACCTTCTCCCTGTTTGATAGGCAGGGGCCCATTGTGTACTATTTCGTGCGCAAATTCATAGACGATCAAGATTTAGATTTCTGCAACTCCTGAAACCTGGGGAGACTGCGAATTGCCCGCACTGCTTCAGCAATTGCAATATTGTAATCTCGGTCACTTTTGTAGGTGATCTTCGGAAGTGTTTCCCCTTCGACTGCTTTGCAGCACTCTTCATAGGCTGCGAGTTCGGCGGCACGGGCGCGGTAATCTCCGTACTCGTCCATCCACTCAATCGCGCTTTCTGCTGGCATGGTGCAAGCACGAATCCCGTCTTCGCCGCCCTCAAATCCACCACCACCATTACAAAGCCACTGTCGCGCCTTCTCGGTTGCGTTCATGCTTTCACGCTGCTTTCTTTCTAGCTCGTCCTGCAATGCCGGGAGATATTCAATACCGCTGCCGTTATGCAATGGACATTTTGGGTCTGCACATTTCAATCCGATACAGCCGAATATTTCCTGTTTTGTGGGTCCGGTCATGCTTTTTTCTCCAACTTCTGCCGCAGCTGGTTGCAAATCTCCGCAACGTCTCGATACTTAACCACTAACTTGCCGATACTAATGGGATTATGGTGACACTCTTCTGTTCCCCAACTACGATAGCATTCCATGCACATAAGATCGCCTTGCGTGGCCTCGATGGTCATGCGGATCGCCTGCTCAACTTCTTCGATAGCCTCAGCGCAAGTCACGCAACGACACGTATGCTTATGAATTAACTCTGCAATCTCTCTGGGATCGGCCATTAGGCACCTCTCCGAATTTCATCGAGCCAGTCCGTTGTTACCTTCCGCGTGCGTTCCAACGCCTCGACTAATTCATGCACTGGATTACTGTTCACCGATTCGGCGATAGCTACATCCGTTGCCGCAGATGCTACACGGTGCGACCAGAACATGAGGCTGCATATCTTTTGCAAGGTTGATTCCTGCACCGTAAATTCCATTGGGTCGGCCATGTTTACTTCGCCTCCGGGGGAGCGGGGAGCGGTTGCCACAACTCTGTATCGTCTATCTCGTAGAGAACGTCATTATCCCAAAGCCATTGATACGGAGAATCCGCGCTGTCTTTTACTATTCTCGCGGCGTGGGCCTTCTTCTCGCCACGCAGCATAACCGCTACGTGTCCATCTTCAATGCTGGGCAACCTATCCTTGACGCTGATCCATGCGGCCTGCTCGGGCGGAGCCGCGCTCTCCGTTAAAGAGATTCGTTTGGATGAAAGTTTTAGCGCATCTTTGACGGCTTTCTTCAAGCCGTGTTCTGCAACATAATGGCCTCCGTCACGATGAATTACCGCCAATAGATTCAGTAAATGATCGTTAACTTGTTGGGGCGGAGACGCGCTGGCGGAACCTGCCTGAAAGAATTTCCACGCGGCCTGTACCTCTGGCTGCAAGTAATTCTCAAGCGCAACATCTTTAGCCATGAAACTGCTGAACAAAGTGCACTTGAAATATTCGCACGCCAAGTTCTCAAACCTCTCCCGCAGTCCTTCCGGCGCACACATATTGCATCCGTCTCCATCGCACTCGGGACACGCTTGTTGGCGCTCCCATCTTGGTTGGGGCGCAACCGTTTCGCGCTCGGGAGCGTGCTTGGCGATGATGGTAGTTAAGCGGTCAACAGACCCATCCCATCGGCGGAAAAAATCGGGGGACAGTTCGGTGGAAGTAGGGCGAGGCCCAAAGTATTCATTGGCAGCTTTCCGCATCCAATCCCGCGATATCTGTTCAATGAATTCTTGGCATCCACCGCAATTCGCGTGACAGTACGGATGATGGTATTTGCGTGCATGTTTACATCGGGCACACAACTCTTCTTGCAGTGCAGCGGCTTCCTGTTTGCGTGTAGATTCAGTCATAAAATCCGTTTTCTCCCTCATAAGTCGTCTCCGTTACGGAGTCGCAATGGGTCACTTGGAATCCTCCATCAGCCAGCGAAGGATTGAACGCAATGTCTCGCCGCTCGGCATCCGGCCCTGTTCGATTCGCATCAGGGTTGCGGCATCAAGGTTCATCTCAGCGGCGGCTGAGCGGAGGTCTAGCTCCGACATCAGCCGCCATTTACGGAGTACGGTTCCGAGTTTCATCGGCGTGTTCCAAAGAAAAACTGGTTGAGTGTTGAACTTACTTCTCGCATTTTGGCCGCATTGCGTTCCTTCGCGGCAGCATCCACTATTGGCCCTGATGTTAATTTGGGCGTGACTTGTGTCAGCGCCTCTATGCGCTCCTCTTCTTCCTGCTGTTTCCGTAGTAAATAGGCGAGCTGCGCACGGCGATTGTTCCCGGCGTTGTATCGACACACCGATAAGCGATGGCCTTCGATGCCCATCTCCACGTAACCCATGAACCCGGCGTTCTTCATGCCGTGGCGTCTCAATGCGTCTTGGAATTGTTTCTCGCTCATATCACGCATAGCGGGCCTCCGGGATCACTTCGAGGACGACTATTGGCCTGCCCTCGGCGCGGTATTCTCGAATGGCCCTCTGTCGCGCCACTCGCTTGCTGTTAGCGGAGAACTTCCAGAAATACTCCGGCCCACTCGCTCCGTCGGCTTCATATTGGAAATAGACTCGATAGATCATTTGTTTCCTCCTGCGTCTATTGTATCACGCATGAAACACGGATTAGCAGGATCCATCAACTTTAAACGACTTACGCAAATATCCGTATTGACAGCAAAGGAAATATAAATTGCTTGACAGCTCTAGATGCTCGCGAACGGCGAATCATATCGTCTCCTGCATCAAGTAGCAGCAGCGAGCGCAATGCCGACATGTGGAGCATCGGGTCTCTCTCCGCAGCGCACAACCTGGACAGATAAACGGCTTTACCTTCCGAAACTTTTGCGGATGAACGTCCATGTGAACATCGGACCGCCCAGAAACACTAGGCCATTTTTCTTTCATCGTCCCACCATCCACGATAATCCCCATCCCACCAGCGCCGCGCACCCGGCCATGATCGTTAGTCCCACGATCCGGTAAGCCAGCGACAGCCAGGAATGGGTCACAGTCCAGATGAATTCCTGGCGATCATCATAGGCATAGTCCTCCTGCTCGCGGACTTGATCGTGCTCACTGCGTTCGCAATATGAAACAAAGTTCTGCATCAGCCTGGGATGGGTCATCGCGTTACTCCCTTCATAGGACAATCGTCCTTATGATACCTAGGTGCCAGCACACGCGAGCCACAAGAGCACGCAGCCCGCTCAATCACCTCCTGAATGTGATCTATCAGCTTAACGATCTCCTTCGACGACACGCGGGTAAAGTCTAATACTGGGTCGGTCACCGAATGGTGTAGTTCATAAGTGAAATCGTCTACTATATGCCTAGCCAACTTGCGCGTGTCGGTCATCCCCGCAACCTCCTCTCCATTTCCTGCTCGGATTCCGCTTCGCTTCGCTCAGTCTGCGACGGCTCCGACGCTACCAAGTTTCCAGCAGCGTCACGTTCGCTCAATAATTCGTCAATGTGGCCAATCAATCCGTCAACATGCGGCCCATGAGCATAAGAGCCGATCAATTTATCTTTGACGAATAAGTTAGAAGCGTAGATATAGAATCCGCGCCGATTGTAGAACAGTTTCAGTGTTATCTCATCAGCTTCCATAGAAACCCTCCGACTGATAGCGATTCGACACAAGTCCCCTAGCCAAGGCATACATAACCAAGTCCGTGATATTCCCCGGCCTCCGATGATTCCCCAGCTTGCGGTAGATATTCACCCGATGAGTATCGACCGTGGGCCGGGAAATCCCCAGCGCCTCAGCGATCTCCTTCGATACCATGCCGGACGCTGCCAGCGCAGCGACCTCTTGCTCGCGGTCGGTCAGTTCCTTGTTGATGGATACTCCCCGCAGTCGAGGAGGAGCAATGGCCAGTTTTAACGAAGTGGCGGCGGCTGTCATGCGGTTGCCTCGTCTGGCTCTAATACTGCGCCACAGAAATCGCAGACAGTTCCTTCAATATGATCCTCATCCCAGCCCCAGCCTACAAGCTTGGGATCTCCCAAAGACGGGGCAAACTTGTCACGACAGTCCGTGGCAGGACAGAAAAAGTAGATGCGGCCATTGGCTTCAAGTGCACCACCTACTCCCATTGGTTCCAGTTCGTATAACGCTGGTACTTTCATATTCCCAAATCCTCCATTCCAAAGTTTCGCTTCGCTCAATCTGAGCGAATGCAGCGCCGGGGGAGGGCTGCTTCGGACGACTACGTGGCCTGCTTCACCTTCCCGCCTTTGATGTAGCCAATCCAGCGTGAGCGATTAAAGTGTGCATTCTGCGATTGGCAGAAGTCGGCTAGAGTATCTATTTGGTGATCACTGAAGGCACCAATACGATAGTGTGATGCCTCTCTAATCTTGTCCGCTAATGCAATGAAATGCTTCTTAGTCATATTGAGCCTTCCATTCTCCGGGCGCAAAGTCCTCAGAGGGATACATGCAATCCGAGAACTCCAATTCATTATCTTCCGATGACCACGGAATCACCGTCTCACCGCAGACCGCAGCAAAATCCTTGACGCTGCTAAAGTCTCCCGCGTGCGTTCCCAGCCAATCGTCTACGTTCTCTCGCGTGAACTCGCCGATGTTCTCAAGGTCGTAATCGGACAGCTCGTATCGAGTGCCAGCCGTTGCCATCGGCATCCATAGCTTGCCTAAGACTTCGACATAAGCGATCCGGCATTGCCGCATCGCATAAGGACTGCTGATTGCCTGCTTCGTTGTCATAACCTCAATCCTCCTTTTCGCTTCGCTCAAAGAGCGACTTGTGATGATCCTTCGGCATCTACTATGCCGATACCTGCTCGGACGCCATGAGTGGCCGTCCTAAGTTCGCCTCATACAACTTGTTCCGTTTCACTGTCAGCCGTTCCAAGCAAATCCGAATCCCCAGCGTGTGCTCACTGTGATTATCCCGGTACTTCGCTATTGCATCATCGAGATACCAGATATTGGGTAACGTCTCCATGATGACGACATACCCACCATGAGCGGACTTACCGCGCCACAATTCCACGCGGACATCCGATTCCAGCCGTCCATTCTTCATTGTCGAATAGAACTCGGTCGCGTCCGGCTGTGCCTTGGTCTGGGTGTCAAATAGGTACAGGTCCAACAATGCCGCGTGATCGTACAGCCGTTCGTAATCCTCAGCCGCGTACTTCTTGGTGAATCGTTTCGTTGTCACCGTGATTGCTCCTTTTCTTCCCGCTGCCCCTGACGCGACTCGATAGCCTCACGAAGCAACGTATGGATCGTATTGGCGCGGCTGCGATTCTCTTCCCTAGCTATCTGGTCAATCGCGTCCAGCTCCCCATTCGACATTGCCACATGTGCTATCGTCATCTTGCGTTTCTTTGTTTGTACATCCATATGCATAGATTAGCAGATTGCAGTTCTTTGTCAATGGGAAACAATTACCGACCTGTGGAAATATTATGATGATTATTATGATGATCTCACCTAGTTTGGCATCCCAATCCTGACGCGCCAGCTAATGCGTATACGGCTATTAGTTACCGTCCAGCTAATGGATAGCCGATGGATTAGCTGGTGATGGCGTGGGGATGTGACTTCTCTTAGCACGTATCATGCCAACTATAGTAACCGGATAACGAAAGATGGCCCTAAACGTGTGTCTCAGTCCCATCAGATTACCCCGGCCCCTTGTCCCATTATGAGACGCCAGCTCACGGTCGGTCGATAGCGACGGACGATGACGATACCTTGGTCGCACCCCCTGGGACCATCGAACCGGTTACCGTCATGCCGGTACGATTGCCGACCGTGGCGGTCCAGTGCGAGTTGTCCAGACTAGAGGGGGAGGGGCGACGGAGACGTGCTCCATCTCCTTCCCGCTCAATAATTTACAAAAATAAAAAATAACCACCATCGCAAAATAATAGTTGACATCCTCACGAGTATGGGTTATAGTAGGTGGATTAGGGAGGGTATGGAACATGCCAGTAAGTCCTTTGTTTCCATTCCACAAGCTCAACGCTCAGGGGATTGAGTTGGCTGTAAAGATAGCCAGAGACTTCGACCAACTGCTCAAGGAACTCAGTCAGGTATGTCCCGATGGGCGTGAGTTCTCCATTGTTAAGACCAAATTAGAGGAAGCCAGCTTCTTCGCCAAGAAGTCAATCGCCAATGTTCCTGAGAATCAGTTAGAGGTCCAATGACCGGCGACAAATCCTATCCTATTGATGCCATTGGGAACACCATCCGTAAGGATGACCTCGTTCGGGTGGCCCTCTCCGAGGCTGCGCTCATCTTCACGGTCGCCGACGTGCATCCCGCCGGGACGCTGATGGGACCGGATGACCATCCCCTGTCGCTGAATGGGACAATCACGATCACCGCGACTATCCCGGTCCAGTTCGCGCCGGGGACGGCGATGGCGAATATCCTGGTGCTGAAGAAACCGGATGTGGAGCGAGCCAATTAGTGCGACCAAGTGCCAACGCCGTCGATCAGTCGGAGCTGATCCTCTCCGACAAGTCCGAGGAGGTGATGCCCAATGGACGGGACATACGGCCCGACGCCCAACCTGCTGTAACCGGGGGCCAACCGAGCGGTGAACGAGTTGGCGAATTGCGATGCCTGCGCTGCGCTCACGAATGGTTCCCACGCAAGGGCCGCACGCCAAAATGCTGCCCCTTCTGCCTCTCCGCCTACTGGAACGTTCCCTTCAAGCGATTCACCTCGCAGAAGGATATCAAGGCGGCGCAGGCGAAGATTCGAGCGCGGGTGACGCAGCGGCAGCAGGAGCGGGCGAGGAAGGCGTTGCGGAATCGGCTGGAGAGGTCGGCAAGGAAGCTGGGGCCGGAGTCGGTCAATCTCATACATGAACTATTCAGCCCCAAGTTCACCGCCAAGGATCTTGAAATATTGAAGTCGTCTATTAAGTTCGATAACGTGATGACCAAGCCGAGTGGTATGCCCCCGCCGCCGAAGTTCGATGAGGATGAATGATGGACGCTAACTCCCCCCGCTCCCGCATCGTCGTCCCCGAGCGCACCCTGATGAAGATCCGTCAGCGCTGGCAGGAGTGGCAACCTCAATTGAAGTTGGAAGCCCAAGTCCGTCCCGATCACCCGTGCTGGGACGCGGCATGGCATCAGGGATGGCTACTCTCGCTCCTGCAACAGGGAGTGGACATGCGCCAGGTGCGCCGGTCGTCCCTCGACGATCCCCGGCAACCTCTGAGCGAGTTGCATCGCAGGGTTAGAATGTATCTTGAGAAACGAACAAGGAGGATCAGAAATGCCTGACGTATCGTGGCAAGAAGAAACTAAATCCATTACTAAATTACCAAACGGGATGTGGCTGGCTCGTGGATGCAGGATTCCCGATGGAGTAGATTTTGCTGAGATGCAAGCTGACTCTGTAAGCGCACAAGTGGCGCTGGATCGTTGGCTGGATGCTCCACTAAAATCTCCTGACCAAACTTTGAAGGATTATATGAAGTCGGAAGCATATACCCAATTTATTTGGGATTTGGAGAACCTTGATCCAACACGGATAGGAGAACAAAATAATGTCACCCGCTAGGCAAGAGCTAGTCTCAAACCGTCCCCTACGCGGGGATGAACTCCAGAAGATCATCGAAGCCGATGTCCACGATGTCCTCTCCCGCGACTGCATGATGACCTCCCGTGTCGCCTATGGTCGCGTGAGCTACGAACTCCGCGTCATCCTCCACCTTGACAATCCGGCGTTCAAGGAATCCACCTCGGTCATTCGCTCGCATCCGGCGTCGGACAATCAGGTGGAGGCGCAACCGGAACTGTCGGCACTCGAATCCCATCCTCCGCTCTCGAAGCCGATCTCCGAGGACGCCTACGTCTCCGCCACCCAGCGTGACCGCACCATCGACTCGCCGAACGTCGCCCGCATCGAGCACGGCCTTCCCATCTCCGTCGTGCGCCAGGGTCGGGACACGGGCGGGAATGCGATCTCGGTCGAGGAAGGCGTTTTATATCCCAAGGAAACAGTGCAGGATGTGGTGGTACCACCCGAGGATCACGACCTGACGCGGATGGTGAAGAAAGCGTTCGACTCGGGAGATAATCTGCTGTGAGAAATACTACATGCGACTCTTGCGGACGTTGTATCTCCAATGAAGAAAAAATATTCTTGATGAAGATAGTTGAAATTAGTCTCAATCTAGAGCAACGAGATATTAATCTGCGACAGCCGATTAACAAAGTAACCGATATATTAGTAATGCCAGCCAGGTCAGCAGAAATGTGTGCTCAATGCCATAACAAAATTGTGTCTCTTTTTCCCTCATTGACTAAGGGGACTCACCCCTTATGATCCTCGCATGGCAAGTCGCTCGTGGCGTTGTATGGCTGAAGAAACTGGTCAGCGCTTCCGAGTCTATCGCAGGCTCTTTGCAGCAACTCGTCGCCATCGAACGCCAGCGCACCCCTGCCCGCCGCGACATCAAGAAAGCCGTGGTCGAAGTTGCATCGGTCGCGGACTGGAACCGGGCGTATGATGAAGCGCATCCTCAGTTGGACGACGCCGAGGAAGGTGAGTTGTGAGTTATTGTGGACCAGAAGATCCGTGCGATTTATGCAAAGGGATGTATCAGCCTCAGCCTCTTAAACCTTCCTTGCGGGCCACATTAGCCAACCGTTGCGGTCGCACAAAGTTCTACAAGACTAATACGGATGAGAGTGGGCAGACAATAGATGTTAATCTGACCTGCGATCGTCGCACTGGTCACAATGGAAGTCACCGAGGTCGATATCTTTTAGAGAAACTGTACTGGTAATCAGGTAAGTATGCCCTTGAGAACCGCCGCCGAAACTCGCGCCCTCTGCTACAAAACCATCGGCGTTGATCCGAACGAAGTCGCTCAATTCCCTCGCCTCTCTTACACCGTCAAAGCTTTCGGCGGCAAGTCCTCCGTCCTCGAACATCTCCGCTCCTCCTCTTCAATTACCGCCCGCCGCTTTATCGAAGTCTACGACGACATCATGCTCCCAGCGATTGTTCGGCGCACCCTTTCGCTCGAAGCGTTCTGCGTGGCGGCTAAGGTGACCTCGGAACAATTCCGTTTCGCTCTCTCCCAAGCGGCTCTGGAGAAAAGTCAATTCGAGGGGTCGATCAAGGCAGCCACGGTCCATCCAGCAATCGTTGCCAAGTCTTCGGAGTTGGCGCTCGAAGGCGACATCGACCATGTGACGCTGAACATGAAGCACATGGGATTCCTGCCGCTGCCGAAAGGATCACAGGTCAGCGTCAACGTGAACGCGAATGCGAACGCTAACGCCGCTGCGCAATCTGCGACCGTGGTAGCGCCGTCGCCAGAGAATACTATTCGTGGCCTTGTTAACCGCTTCAACCTTACGCCAAAGACGCAGCAGTTATTACCCGACGCTAAAGAAGTAGTACCACTTGACATGGGCCGAGTTGCCGAATCTGAGTACGTGGAATCCGAGGAGGACTCATTTACTGCACAAGACACGTGGAGCGACGAATAGCACTCGCTGAATCTTACCAGCGCGATCTCGGTAATCCCATTCGCCTGACTCACCACGAAGTCTGGGAGGTTGATGATTTCGAGGAACGTCTGCGTAAAGGCGGAAAGTATATCTATGGCCAAACTGGCCTTCCTATTGCCACACAGAATCTTACTGCCGAAGAAGCGCAGTGGATGCTCAACGAACAACTCCTCGTGATGTCGGACCACGCTTATGCCGTTACACGATACGGATACGTTACTGATGAAGAGGGCGTGATTCGTAGGTTTACCTTTCGCCTCGCGCAACTAATTCTCTTTAACGTGATCTCTGATCTAGAGAATTTAGACGCTGCAATCGAAATCCAAATTTTGAAAGCAAGACAATTGGGAATGACCACGTTGGTCGAACTCCTGATAATGTTCCGCATCATTTTCTCAAACGGCGTCAACGCCATCATCGCCTCGGCGGATCGGCAGAAGTCGAAGATGATGGGTAAGAAATTACTGATGGGCTACGACATGCTTCCGATATGGTTGCGGCCTCAGTACACCTCGCGTGTGGAGACGGAAAATGGAGAACTCACGTTTGGACAACTTAACAGTGGAGTGTATGTGCAGCATGGCAACCAGATGTCTGGAATTGCACGAGGCTCTACGCCCACCCTCTATCACCTTTCTGAATGCGCCTCGTTTACAAACGCAAAGGAACAAATCGAGGCTTCACTGTTTAAGGCTGTACACGCATCTCCAAGCATCTTTGGAATCCTGGAATCAACTGGCGAGGGAGATGAAGGCTGGTGGGCAGAAACCTGGCACTACTCGAAAGCCAACTGGGCCTCGCGCACCTGCCGCCTCTGCCCGATCTTCTTCCCCTGGGTCATCGGGCGCGACCTCTACCCGAAGCCCGCGTGGCTAAAAATGCGGCCCGTCCCGGAAGCGTTCTACGAGCACCGCCTCCCCGATACGCAAGAGCACGTCGCCCGCGTCGAAGCCTACATCGCCAACACTCCACTCCTGTCGAAACAGTTAGGCCCGCGATGGACGATGCCTCTTGAACAGCAATGGTTCTGGGAGGTCGGCCACGAAGAACACAAAGCCAAGGGCATGGAAGGGATCTGGTTTCAGGAGATGGCCGGGGATGACATCGAAGCCTTGCAGCGGTCGCAGGAATCGGTGTTCGGCCATGACGTGATGGTTGAGGTCGAGAACGCAGCCCAGCAGACATTCCAGGCGTTCGGCATCTCCGGCCAGTCCATCGAGGACCACCATGAGCCGCCAACGGAGGACATCGACTATGGAACTTCTGATAAGCCACGGCAACGCGAAATCGTCACCTTCAATTCCAATCGAGGTGACAGTTACCGATGGGAACTCATCCCTCTGCATCACGACATGCAGTATGTTAATTCGCTCAAGACTAAACCTGATGCATTCCGCGAGTATGCGAATGGCAAGCTCATGGTGTTCTGCCCTCCGGCTCCGGGGATCGACTACAGTATTGGGGTCGATACTTCTAACGGTATGGGAGAAGATTCCACCGTTATCTGTGTCACCGCACCGGCATCCCGCCGTGGTCAACCGGATATCCAGGTTGCCGAGTTTCGATCAGCTTATGTATCCCACGTAGAAGCTTACGCCTTCATCATGTGCATTGCCGCCTACTACTCCCGCTACATGGAAGACTCGACTCCGCACCGCAATCCCATCGTCGGCGTCGAGCAAATCGCCTCGGTGGGAGACGTGGCCCAGGTGCAGATGCGCAAGATGGGATACACCCGCTTCCCCTCCTTCATCCGCTACGACGGAAAAGATCTTAAGAAGCAGAAGTCGAAGAAGATCGGCTGGTATACCAACGTCTGGTCGCGTCCCATACTCGTCGATTCCTTTGTTCACTCCGTCCAGAACGGATGGTACGTTATCAACTCCCCGTGGCTGATCGACGAGTGCAAACACTTCGAGGTTCACTACACTGCTTCCGGCAAGGAAAAGAAGGAGCACGAGGAAGGCGAGCACGACGACGGCTTATTCGCGGCGGCGATCTCAGAAATCATTGTCAACGATCTCAAGTCGATGACCGAACGCTCGAAGAAGCGATTCGGTGCCGCCGACCAGCAAGCCCTGCCGCCGATCAACGTTGAAAAGTACGCCGGGAATGTTTTCTCTACCAAGCGTGACGGGAATCGTGCTATATCTATGAGCGATATCATTTACTCATCCACAGCCGAGCTGGACCGATGGCGATAAAGCTCTACTTCTTCGAGAACGCGCAAGGTGACATCCAAATCCCTCCGAACGACGAATGCTACTTCACCTTCTGTCCCGCTGGCTATGACCGCCGCGAAGCGAATACTCTCGCCGAAGTGGACGCCTTACAGAAGCGATTGCAGCAGCAGACCTACGAGCGCCAGCACGCGGAGTGGGAGCACGACGAACAAACCTGGGCGGCATCACGCAAGTGGGTGATCGACTCTCTCCACGCCACCCTGCGATCATCCTGCACCTCCGAGTACGAGCGCGAGTTCATCCGCGCCTATATCCAGTTGAAAGAGGAGAAGCGTGCCAAATATCGCTCGCGGTTCATCTGTGACCGGGCTTACCTCGAATTAAGAGAGAATGATCGTGCCCGCAACGTGGAAGAAACTCTCGGTGAATCTTTGTGAGACTCTGCTTCGTCTTCTCCTCCGGCGGAATCTCCCTCTGCGACTACGAAGAAGCACCGCCGATCATTGAACTGAGTGAGGAAGTAGAAGACGAACATGGTAATGTGTATGCTACCGAAGGACGGAGAGTGCTCGAACGTCTCACTCTCATTGGCCACGTCGATCCGGTAAACGGAATCATCATGTACGAGGAAATCTGCGGGAGGCGCACTGTCAATGCCCGGTGACGACGGCTACGACGTACCCTATCGCCAGTGGCAAGCCCCTCCTGCTGCCTCCAAGGACGACATCAAGCTCGGTTGGATTCAAGAATGTCAGGAGACTGGGACCGCATGGCTCAAGACGCAGCGCGGTACCTCCGACTGGCGCAAATCCCTTGACGTGATCTCCGGCAAGATCATGTCGGCGGATATTCCCCAATACCGCTCGCAACTCAACACTAATCACCTGAAGCGGAATATTAGAGAGATTGTCGGCGTCCTTTCTAAACTCCGCCCACTGTGGGGCTACTCTTCAAACAATCCCGCCTTCGCGGCGCAGGCCAATCAAATGAACCTCCTGACCCGCGCCATCTTTCTGGAGAACGACTTTGACCGCTCGATCAAGGAGGCATTGCAATATGCCGCAGCCACATGCACTGGATGGATACGTCCGATTTACTCCCGCGATCTGGTTAGCGGGGAAGGTTCTATCCAGCTTCTTAGCTATGGCGCTCCCTGTGTGTTACCGACTCAGTTGCCTCCGTCAGGTAATTTTCAAAAAGCCTATGCCATGACCCTGCTGGACGAGATGCCGATCTTCATGGCGCACGCGCTGTTCCCCACGAAGCAGCATCTTCTGAAGCCGACCTCATCTCTCTACTGGTACTCGAACGAAATCCGCAAATCCGCGCAGGGCAACATCTGGAAGCGCGTCTTTGGCAAATCCACCTCCAGTGGTCCCAGTAACATGCCCGACCTGATGATCCCGATCCGCTACACCACGATCATCGACCTCACCCGTAACACCACCCAGCAGATGATCCCAATGGGCGAGTTTGGCTCGACGTGGTACTACGAAGTTCCATTCATCGGCATGGAGATCCCCGACGGCAATGGTGGAATGCGCAAGGCCGACGATAATGACGCTCGGCTATATCCTTATCGCCGTCTCATCATCAGTAGCGAGGGCGTCATCATCTACGACGGCCCCTCTTTCAACTGGCATGGACGCTCGGACCTCATCCCGTTCTCTACCGATCACTGGCCGTGGGAGCCTCTGGGATTCTCGATGGTGCGCGATGGCTACGACCTCCAACAGACGATTACGGAACAAGAGCGTGGCATGGCAGACAAAAAGCGAGTGCAGCTTGACATGCCGCTGGCCTACGACATCAATTCCGTTTCCAGCCGCGAGGCCAAAGCATTCGACCCGATGCAGCCCCGCGCTCGCTGCGGCTACGACGGCTCCCAAGTTGACAAGCCATTTCAGATGCCAATCCCTCCCGAGGTCATCAAACTCGATGCCACCGACTTCCAGTGGCTCGAATACCTCCAGACTTCGATGGACTCGCAGCACGCGATCAAAGATGCACTCGCACTCGCCAAAGCCCGCATGGCAGGCGACGACTTGGAGAAATTACTGGAAGCTCTAGGCCCTATCATCGAGGACATGTCCCGTTCGATGGAGCCTCCCATTCGTGAGATGGCGGATCAGACGAAATATCTGATTCTGCAATATCTCCCTACCGCCCGCGTCATGCAATATATCGGCGAAGACAATATCACCCGTGAAACTTTCGACTACGATCCTTCTCGACTTGTGCCATCGCACATGCCGGGAGAGAATCCGGGCACCGCCGACGCGCCTGTGAAATCCGCCTTCGACCAGATCAAGCGGGCGCGGATGTTCGCGGGCAACCTGAAATATATGGTGACACCGCATTCGGCGCATGAAATCACTCAGCTAAAAATGCAGCTGGGACTTGTGCAACTCAAAAAAGCGGGCGTGAAGATAGATTCGCAGACACTGGCCGAGAGTTGGAATATTCCAAATTACGGTCAAATAAAAGGTAGCACCGTGATGGAGAAGTGGCGCGAGGAGCAGGAAGAAGACTTAGAGTTCGCGGCGCGGATGAAGGCTATCGGTATCGATGCCATGCCATCGCAGCCCGGTGCGCCTGCTCCCGGCAAGAGTGGGCCTGAAGGCAGGCCGCCATCCGGCAATCAGGCTCCGGCGCTAAAGCAGCGTTCCGATGGCTCCTCGACTATTACTCAATCAGAAGGCGGGGGTCAGAATATTCAGTGAATACATCCATCCAACGCACCGAGCATCACCACCTGATCCGCGAGCGCACCTTCACTGTCTCCCGTCCATCGGTAGAGACGATAGCAGGCATCATTGACAATCTCTGCGGCGAGCACATGACCGGGCAAGTCTTAATCAACATGTCGCAGGGAACGATTGCGAATGTGCAGGTAAAGGAATCCACGCGGATATCGCTGACGTAATTTACGAAATTGCTTGACAGTAGAATCGTGATTATGCTCCACTCGCACTAGCGAAGAGATTCCAAGGTCGTCGTTAAGACGTAACCAAAGGGCTCCGGGTTCACTCCCTGGAGCTTTTTCATTTTGCATCGCATTCTTAGAAAGGAGGACAACACTATGAGCATCGAGACTGGCTTCGGCCCTGTCGCCAACAAACGTCGGCACAAGGGAGGCAAGAAAAAGTAAGCGTCCCCGACCCGGAAACGATGCGGATAATGCCGCGTCTCCGAGATCGGATCAACCGAGGTAAGGGACGGCTCCTGACAGGAAGAACCGTCCCCTCTTTTACGCGGAGGATTCCAGATGGCATACGGACGATCAACCGGAGCTCGCATGGGCGGCAAGGGTGGACATGGCTTCTCCCTCAAGACCGACATGCAGGATCACGGCATGAGCAGCACCAAGTCGAGCCAGAAGAAACCGTTCGGCAAGTCCGGCGGCAAGGGACTGCGCGGTTCGATGCTGGGCAAGGGCAAGGCACGCAAGATGGCGAGGGCCAAAGTTTAATATGGCCGCAGCCTCACCCACGATGCCACCACCTCCCGGCGGAGCGCAGGCACCCACCACTCCCTCGGCATCCCCGTCATCTCCCGCTCCGAATCCCAAGCTGGAGCAGGGATCGAAGATGGTGATTCAAGTGGTGCAGGGATTACGCAACATCGCGCAGGCATTCCCGGCAGCGTCGAAACCTATCTCAGAAATCAATAATTTAATGCGCGAAGTTCAAATGGCGATGATGAAAGGGGCGCAACCAAGCGAGCCCGCCGCGCCACCGACGAACGGTTAAGGAGAATTTATATGCCAACCACTGTGCAATCTTTAGTATCCGCGAACGCAGGCACCAGTGCCGCTGATCTTCAACCTTTGCTGGCCAACGACGCTTTCTGCTCCGCTGCCAACGCCGAGCTCAAGGCGCTCGATAACGCTGTTGCCGCAAACGCCGCGCTCAGCGAGAAGTCGGAGAATCTTACCTCTGCGATCCATACCTTCGCTGGCGCAATGGGCAGCTTGCGGGCGATTGCCAAGCGCTTCCCTGAAACTTCCACCTATATCGCCGAAGCCGTCAAGCAGGTGCAGTTGGCGATGGGCGTGGTCAAGGGGAATGTACCGAAAACCAATCCCGTGCCGACGCCTGCGCCATCACCGGCTCCAGTTCCACCGACGCCGCCCGTGGCACCGAAACCGTAACAAGGAGACACCATGACTTACGCTGAGTACCTGAAATCTAACGGCGCGACTGAAGATGACATTAAAGTTCTGGCGACTCCACTCGCCGAGAAAGTGTTTGCCAAGCAGCAAGCCGATCTCGCTGCCGCCAAGGAGTCTGAGATTAAGGCAAAGCAACAGGCCGAGTCCTACCAGAAATGGTACAACGAGCAAGCCCTCCCCTACGTCTCCGAAGTAGAATCCAAGCTCAAAGTCAGTGAAGCTACCCTGACCGGAGAACGCGCTCGCCTGAAGGCGTTGCAGGAAGCGGGCCTCATCGAAGTGGCCGCGCAGGATGATGCTGCCAAGAAAGCAGCTGAGGAGGCAGCAAAGAGAGGCGAAGTGAATTTCGATCCTACGAAGTTTGTCCCCCGCGAGCAGTTCAACGAACTCGCTATCAAAGCCGCCGACTCCATCACCCTGGTCGCCGACCTCGCACAGGAACACACCGCTCTCGGCCTTCCCCCTGTTTCATGGCGCACGCTGAAGGCCGAAGCGGCAGCGGCGAACCAAGACGTGGAATCCTACTGGAAGACCAAGTTCAACGTGGATCAGAAGCGCTCGGAACGTGCCGCTACTGAAAAAGCGGCCTACGAGAAGCAGATCGCTGATGCTGCCGTAGCCAAGTGGAAGCAGGAACATCCGGCCTCGGCAGTCAATCCAGCCCTCGGCTTCGGCGCTCTATCCTCGAATCCGTTCACCGGCAAAGTTCCATCCGCGTCCGACGCTCAGATTCCGTGGAACCGTTCGGACTCGGAAAAGGTTAATTCGCGCATCAACAAAGTTCTGGCAGCACATCCCGATATGACGGGCAACGCATGAGTGACATTTACAAGTCGGCAGGTAAGCGTGGTCAGTGGAAGGCCGAGGAGTTCCATGGCCTAAAACCTACGGTCTATGACTGGGTGCGGATGGCAGCTTTCATCGACGGTGAAGGTTGCATTCAGATCAACCCTTACAAGAAGACTCGTAAGGTTCAAGTGCGGATCGTGGTAATTAACACGAACGAAATTCTTCCATTGTGGTTGCAAGAGACATTCGGTGGACACATTGTTCCGCGTACCTTTGACAATCCCAACTGGAAGACCTCTTACGCTTGGAGTTGTACGGCGCAACGAGCTTGCTGGATTCTACACAATTGCTTGCCGTGGTTCCTGCTGAAGTCAGCGCAAGCAAAATTGTTAATGGAACTCCAAGAACACATCGACACTACGCCGCATGGTAGAGGCACTAGACTTTCAGAAGCAGATCACGAATATCGTGATGCGATACATTCTCAAGTAAAGAAGCTCAACGCCAAAGGGCCGAGAGTTGACTAAGGAGAAAAACCGTGGCTGATCCGAGTTTTGATCAAATAAGTGCAACTACACTAGCCGATCTTCGCGACGACGTCGTGATAGATAACTTCTTTGTTGACTCAACAACTTTGCGCAAGCTCCGCCTCGCCGGTGCTCTCGACGACTACGCGGGCGGCACTGCCATGCAGAATCCGTTCCAGTACAACCGCGTGAACGGCGGCGCTATCGCTCCTGGCACCGACGTGAACGTGTCCCAAGTGCAGATCCTTGCCGCGACCGCCTTCCAGCCCAAGGAATACCTGGAGCAGATCGGCGTCAACCTCTTTCAAGTCGGCGTCATCAACGCTGGCCCCGCTGGCAAAGTGAAGATCATCGACGCCTACATGACCAACGCGGTACAAGCGGCGAATACCGATCTCGGTATCGACATCTTTCATCACGGCCAGAACATCTCCGGCTCGAACCGTATCGTCTACATCAACGGCTTCGCTGAAGCCATGAACGACGGCGTGACCAATTCCTGGGACGGTAACATCTTCACCACCTATGGCGGTCAGACCCGCAACGGAGCAGTCGGCAATACCCTCAACTCGATTCCCATCTGGTTGGGCGACCAGAACGGCAACACGGGCCAGCTCGCCTACAAGCCCTTGGTCGAAGGTATCCTCAATTGCGTGCAGCCGCCTGACTTCGGCGTGATGAACAAAGCTGCCTACGCCTACGCTCTCGAACGCCTCGATCCCAAGCAGCGCTACGGCGAGGAGCAGGACGTGAAGATGGGCATGAGTGGATTCCGTGTTATGTCCACCATGTTCTTCGTGGATAAGCTCTGCCCCTCGACGAAGTACGGCCAGCTACTCCCGACCGGGCTGTCACAGACCACCGCCGTAAAGCCTGCTACCTTCACTTCGGCAACCTCGGGCATCTCGTCGATCTCGAATCTCCCAGCTAACAAGACCATCAATCCCGGCGAGCCGATCTTTGTGCTTCGCTCCCAAGGCTGGAAGGTACGCCCGACTACCGACCCAGAATACAACTTCAACTTTACGCCGTGGGTGCGGTCGCAAACCAACGCTGATCTGGTCGTCGGATTCTTCAAGATCGCGCTGAACGTTTATTGCCTCTCACCGAGAGACAACATGCACTTTTACGGAGCTGGATTCTAAGGAGACGCTATGGCAGACACTTTCGTAAAGCCGCCGTTTTACCTCTCGGCCAAGTACCTCAACGATGTCAACGATTCGTTGCAGGGCGGGCAGTTGACATCCATGCCTACGGGGTTCTCGCAGTACCAGCAGAACATACCCGGCGACCGCATCATCCTCGATGACACGACTGCCTACGCGCTCTCTGACACCGCCATTGGCACTCTCTACGGCGGCGTCTACATGTACGTCAACACGCTCTCGACGGGAGGCACGCCGGCGGTCGGCACTCTGGCCTATTTCACTGGCGCGTCCGTGGGTTCGACAGCGGCATCCGGCGGTCCCTCGACTCAATATCAAGTAACCTCGACTGCAACTCCGACCACCCTAGTCCCGACGCAAGTCCTCGGAGTGTTCATCAACGTCATCACTGCTGGCAACCTCGGCTGGATTCAGGTCATGGGCGTGGCGGGAGTTCTCTTTGACTCAACCGTCTCGGCGGTTACCTCCGGCGGCACGGTTATCGCCAAGGCATCGGCGGTGGTAGCCTCGACGGCTGACAACCTTACCTCCGGCACCGCGATGACCGCGCTGATAACCGGATCGGTCATTGGCATCTCGCTCGCTACTGTTACCACTTCAACCGTTGTCAAGGTGGCAATTACCCGTGGCCTAAGCCGGATTTAAGGAGACGCAATGGCGAACACGATAGTCTACGGATACCCGCAAGCGGTCGGCGCGAAGATCCAGATGAAGGTGGACCACTACGGTCCTACCTCCTACGTTCAATACGTTGCCGCAACAGGCGTAGGTGATGTGGTCAACGCCTCCGACGTAGGTGTGGGGGGATTCGAATCCGCAGGCGCGTCGTGGTCCGGTTACTCCAACTCCGGCAACTACATCGTCAACATTAAGCTCAACACGGCTACGCAGACCCAGCCAGGATCAGCCGTCGCCAAATTCACCGTGCAATGGTACACGACCTCCGCTGCGTTCGGCGCGATCTCAACTGAAGCTAGCGCGGCGACCAACCTGTCAGCGGAGTACGTTCGCCTGACACTTGACTGCGTGTGATGTTCGGGGAGGAGTAAACTTGATGGCGCGGCTTCGGTCGCGCCTTTTTAACAGGGATCAGCTATGGCCTTGCTTGACCTTCAAACCGAGTTGCGCGGTGTAGTGCCAAAGATGGCGATGTCCTACACAAAGACCCTGATCAACCGCGCCTATGCCGACCTCCGCCGCCAGAACCTCTGGTCCTTCCAACTATTCGAGGGCCAATGGATCGCTCCTCCACAGGTCGCCTCAACCGGCACTGTTACCACCGTCCAAGGCTCCTCGACTGTCACGTTTGATGCCACCGCTACCGCCGCCATTAACGCCCTCGCAGCCTCTCAGCCCTATTCCCTCATCACTCAGCGCCAGTTCCGCATTGCCAGCGGTGGCATCTACAACATCTGGGGATGGAACTCTGGCACTGGCGTAGCGACCCTCGACCGCTGGTATGGAGAGCCTTCGCTCACTGGAGCCCAGTTCTCCATCTTTCAGTGCTATTACGTTCCCATAGTCCAGAATTCTCCGATCAAGGACTTTCGCACATGGATCAGCGTCCGCGACATGCAAAACTTCATAGACCTCTACACCGAGCGCTATCAGATGCGCGACATTGACGTGCAAGACCCGCAGCGGACGTGGTACGGCATACCCTCGGATGTGATCCCTTATCAGGACGACCAGAACCCAGCCTCGCCAACCTACGGCTCGCTGATGTATTTCCTGTGGGGGATTCCGACGTTCAATGTGAACTATCAACTTTACGGGATTCGCTTCGGACCAGACCTTGCCAAGCCGACGGATACTTTGCCCTATGTGATTGGCCAAGACGTGGTGATCGCTCGTGCTAAATACTATGCCTATGAATGGGCCGAGGCGAACAAGGACACGACGCCGCGTAACCAAGGGCCGGACTTCAAGTTCCTGATGGGAGCGGCGAACAAGGAGTACGACACGCTGTTTAGGAAGTATCGACAGATGGATCGTGATCGCGTAGACAACTGGTTCTCGACGCGCACTCGCTCGAACTACGCGAAGTGGCTGGCATTTTACAATACGCAGGGCGGCGTGGCCTCCCCCGGATTCGCTGGAGTGCAATCCTGATGCAATCGTACACGGGATTTGCCCAACAAGGAGATGTGCAGGTAGTCACCTCGGGACTATCTTCGACGACGGTCGTCGAGGGCTCCTACCCGTTGTGTCTTGTCACTGTAAATTTGCACGGCGCTGGCCTTGCTACCATCTACTCCGACAACGGCATCACCCCTCTCGCCAATCCCTTCACCGCGAACTCGAACGGTCAATTCACCTTCTACGCCGCTAACAATCGCTACGACGTGATCCTTTCAAACAACGCTGGCTCCGGTCCTGCCTCTCCGATTACCATCTCCGATATCCTGCTGAACGATCCCGCAGGTGGCGCAGGCACGGTCAACTCGGTCTTCGGTCGCACGGGCACGGTCATCGCCCAGACCGGAGACTACGCAGTCGCTCAGATAACCGGCGCGGCTCCTCTCGCATCTCCGGCACTGACCGGCGTTCCCACCGCGCCGACTGCTACCTTTGGCACTACCTCCACGCAGATCGCCACGACCGCGTTCGTACAAGCGGCTATCCCCTCCACCGGCGTGACCAGCTTCAACTCCCGCACTGGTGCCGTCGTACCGACTACCGGCGACTATACCGTCTCCCAAGTCACCGGAGCGGCACCGCTCGCTACTCCGACCTTCACTGGAGTCCCGGCTGGTCCCACGGCATCGTTTGGCACCAACACGACCCAGCTTGCCACCACGGCGTTCGTGCAGGCCGCGCTGCCATCGACCGGCGTTACCACATGGAACACTCGCTCGGGGGCGGTAGTCCCGGTGAGCGGCGATTACACTGTAGCCCAAGTTACCGGCGCTGCTCCTTTAGCTTCCCCTGCGCTTACCGGCACGCCAACCGCTCCCACGCCGTCCATCGGTGACGTATCCACCAAGATCGCTACCACGCAGTTCGTCAACCAAGCTGGCCTGTCGCCGATCATCACCGTTTACACGACGCTAACCTCGGCGCAACTCCTGGCATTACATGGCACGCCGATTACACTGGTCGCCGCTCCTGGCGCAGGCTTTGCCATCTACCCGGTTGCCATCTCGCTTGGCTACGATTACAACACGACCGCGTACACGATCAACGGCGATTCTTTGATCCTCGACTGGAACAACGCTGGCACCGCGTTCAAGATCACCTTTGCTGAAACCGGATTCCTCGATCAGACGGTATCGCAGATCGCATCGCTGGCCATCGCTGCCGCGCATGGAGCCCTGACTCTGCTTAATAATCAGCCTTATACCATCGGCGCGTCGGGCGGGTCGAATATGACTTTGGGTAACGGGACATTGGTCGTATATTTGTATTACTTGTTGTTAACACTGCAATAAGGAGGAACCATGATTAGCACGATTCTGCTGGTATTTGCGTTCGTACTTGCTGTGATCGCGGTGTTCGTAGGGCCATACGCTCCTGCACCTAACTTTCGCTGGCATCTGGGCTGGGCATCTCTGGCTTGCTATTACCTAAGCGTGTTGCTTGGCGGTCTTGGCTACGGGGGCCATCCACTGCGATGACCGCCCTCTGGGCTTTCATCGTGGCTCACCAGACCATCGTCGCGCTGGGAGCTTACTTTCTATTTTCCAACTTTGTATCGGCGCTCCCCAGCCCGAACAACAACAGTAACGGATTCTACAAGTGGGCATTTGCATTCTCGACCAGCATCGGGGCCGCATTACCAAGGCTATTCCCCAGTCTGCGGTTAAACGATCCAACCTCGGGCACGCAAACTTACTTTGGTAAGCCACCCGATCCGGCAGCGATAGCACAGGTTGAAGCGCATAAGGTGGCAGCAGCGGAGACGGAAGCGACTAAAACGACTTAGGAGTTGAAGATGTGGCTGCTTTCACGCTTGCACTTTATGAACTCTCTGATCGTGAGCAAATCAGTCTTCTCATCGCTGTTATGGGGGCTGTCGGCGCTGGCGTGTTTGCTGCTTTTTGTTGGATGGTTAAATTTGCAATCCATCGGGAAGTTGCTCGGATGGATAAATTCCTCGCAGACCGGGAGCAGTTTGAAGAAGATCAGAACCGATTTAGAGAGTGGGTCAGGGGGATATTCTACCTCTATGGAATGCTCCCGCGTCCCCGCGATCCAGGCGATCTCGACTAGCGTTACCTTTGGATTTCTCATCACAGCAATGACCTTGTTCTCGGTGGGAATCTGGCAGACGGATATGCGAGAGGCGCACCGCTACGACAACGAGCGCGGGCCGTACAAGATGAGAGTATTCGAGAAGGTTAAACCGCGTCTCGTGCGAGCCAAGTTCTTCACGATGGATGACAAGCCTTTGGATAATGAACTTCGTAAGTTTGCCGTTTGTCCACCACCCGAGATCGACCCTGATTTCGATGCTGGGCATACTTACAAGGTAGCATTTGAAATTAGTGAGGGGCCGGATGGGGAGTGCAACACTTTCACCGGGCCACACGCGGACTATAAGGAGGTCCAATGACTTGGAAACAAGCTAAAGCTGGAATAATGATGGGCAATCAATGTACCTATCAAGGCAACATGCCGTCACCGGAAGCGGTCGTGAAGTGGACCGACGGGACTCTGCATCTGGTAGCGGAAACCGATCTGGGCCCGTTTACGCCAACGCCAGAGCAAGAGCAGGCGACTAACTGGATACTGGCTCCCTATAACGGCGACTTACCACCGCGATGATCTCTGAAGCCGTCAAGATCGCTATTATTGCCGCTACCCCACCCAGCGTGGTGGCAATGGGCGGTGTTGTGCTGGGGTGGATCAACCGGGGGAAGATCAACGAGGTTCACCTTAGCATTAACAGCCGATTGGATCAGCTGGTCAAAGCCGCGCACGCGGAAGGACGGCAGCAGGAACGTGATTCGCATTCAGTAACTGTACCCGGAGTTCCGCAAACACCGCTGCCGTGAGTGTTGATGAGATTAAAGAGGAACTCGAACGCCTACGCCGGATCAGCCCCGGCCAGTACGATACCGTCATCAGTTGGGCGATCAAGCAGCGGATTGCGGATTTGGAACAAAAGTTAAAGGAGTTGGAAAATGACAGATACAAATGATCTCGCTACAGCCATAGCGGCAGTAAACGCTGGCAAGCAAGTGACGCTGGCATCCACTCCACCCATCCAGTTCAACTGGAATGCGGGCCAGCAGCTTCAGCAGGGGAGCTGGGGCTACCATGACGGCGGCACCAACGGAATCGGTGGAGTCGCTACTCGTTCTCATGTCACCTCGCAGCAGAAGGACGGCTCCCAGTTATTCTCGATCACCGGACCTTATAAGGCGACCGGGTTGTGGTATCTAAGCGTTCCAACCACTGGCTGGCAGAGTGGACAGCATACGCTTTCCTGCGACTATATGTATATCTCCGGGCCAGACGGGATGGACGAGTTCGACGGGCGGCTAACAGACGCTAATGGATTTGGGGAGAATTGCAGCACGGCTTGCGTCTGGAAGTATCCTGACGTGGCCCCACCTAACACACTGGTGGTGTCCGGTCCCAAGGGGGAATGGGAAGCTACGAAGTTCAACCCAACAGCGTTTCCCGCTGGAGTCTGGGTTCATCGTGCCACGGTTATGGAGTTCGATTTCAGCAATGAAACCTTCGGCATCGTGAGCGTGCAGGCCGGGACGAACACTTATCCCATCGGTCAGAACTTCAAGGCTTTGCCGACTAACTGGACAAGGAATCAAATGTTGATCCAGGTGCAAATTTATTGCTCCGCTGACACCGGGAACGGACTTCCGCTTTCGGTAGCGGTCAACAATCTGAGTCTCGCATGAACTGGGAAGGATACGCTTGGATCGTTTGGCTGGCTGCGTTCTTCATACTGGAGACTATCGGTCTGTGGAAGCGTCCGACCGGAGGTATGACCCTCACCTTCTTCATCGAGAATCACTTCCCGCGTGGGTTGCTAGCAGCGGTGATTGGATTCTTAGCGCTACATTTCCTTGATCCATCGGAGAGGGATACGAAGGGATGATTACCGCTGACCGATCTACGTGGCCGACCGCTACGCCTGATAATCCGAACGCCAAGCTGTGGGAGATTGCTCATGCGGTAGCCGTCGCCGAGGGTTACGATCAGCCCGATTCCAATCCTTTTCGTCTCAATAACCCCGGCGATATTAGCGATGGCTACATTACCTTTGGTGGCGAGCAGCACTCGGGCTCAAACGTCACCCACTTTCCCTCTGCCGAGGTGGGCTGGCAATGGCTATACGACAAACTTAATCGTATCGCTCTGGGAAAATCCAGTGTATATTCGCCTGAGATGACGTGGCAGGAGTTGGGGCAGAAGTGGGCGGGAGACTCGGTGAACTGGGTGAATAACGTTACGAGAGAGTTGGGAGTCGATCCGCAATTCAGTTTTGGAAGTTTTCTCAATGCGTAAACGCTGTCAACCTATCATCATCAACATCTTTCTAGGGGAGGATTGTATGCCAACCACACAGTTTCAAGTTACCTTAACCATCAACCCCGGAGTGACTGTCGTGCCTGTAACCCTGCCAGCTGAAACAGTCGGCGTGCCCGTCAACGCGGTTCCAGTGGGCACGGCTCAAGGCACCGGGCCGTTCACCGTTTCGACCGATCCAGCGTCCCCGGCGCAGATCCCAGCAGGACTGACCGCAGCGGTGGACGCTTCTGGCAACGTTACTCTCTCGGGAACGCCGACGACTGCCGAAACCGGAACGACATTCTGGCTGGATGCTGTAAGCACTTCTTAACTGGAGGCACCACATGAAGAGATCGCTCGTAGTTGCGCTCGCGCTTGCCTTGTCGTTAGCTGGACTGGGATGCGCCAACAAAGCTGCTACCGCACCAATTCCCGGCGCTATTAACTCGTTTGACCAAATGAGCTACCAGACGCTCATGGATGCGCAGGCGGGGATTAATGCGATCAAGGCGGATATAGCGTCTGGCAAGGTGACGCTGACCGCCACTCAGAAAACCGTTCTCAACCAATCCATCCAGGACTATGACCTCGCCCAAGCCGCATGGCAAGTCTATCATTCGGGAGCCACATCAAACACCGCTGCTCTTACTGCGGCTATTAACCAGATTGTGGCAGACATCGCAGCGCTGGCCACGCAAATCCAAGGAGGAAAGTGATATGTCCCTCGCGCTTTTAATAGCTAGTTTAGTTGCTACCGCTATCGGGAGCATTAAGGGAATCCCCGGCACGATTGGCACCGCTGTCGGCAGCATCTCCTCGGTGCTCGGCGTGCTCCTAAAGAACGGTGTGGGTACTTCGTCCCAAGCCAGCACCTCAACGCTCGTAATCGCATCCCTGCAAGCAGTGATCGCTCAGTTGAAGAACACAGCAGGGCTGCCAGCGGAAGCGCTTGCGGATATCACCTTGCTCGATGACGCGCTGACGGCAGCACTATCGCAGCAGGCGACCATTGTGAGCGTTGATCCGACGAAACTTCAACCCATCACACCCATAACATAGGAGGTCGGCAATGGCGAACAAAGAAGGCTACCCCTGGTCCTGCGAGCGCGACGGTATGAACGTCAAGGACATCGCCGAGCGTCCCACTCTCGGTCTTACCAAGACTCACACCGAGCGGCACGATTCCGAGACGGGGAGGGAGTCGGAGCCAGAGGAGAAGTAGGATGCCAGTCTCGGAACATTACAAAGGTCACGGCGACGAAGTGATGTCGTCAATGAAAAAGACCTACGATCCCGAGACGGCCAAGAGAGTATTTTACGCAACTGAAAATAAACAGAAGTCGAAGAAGAAGTCCAAGCGCAAGGGAGGCAGCAAATGAGATGGCTATGGCTGGCACTCGTCCTCCTGACCGTTGGCTGCTCCGCCCAAGTCATCAATACTAACGCCACTATCCACGGCGGCGCTTACAATTCCAACTGGACCTCCGGCAACTGTGTCCAGGCCGATTCCATATTCGGCTTCGTAACCACTACCAGCGCTCCTTGCCCAACCAGTAGTGGCAGTGGTATCACTTGCGCCAGTGGGGACACCTGCGCCAGCCCCTACCTTCCGGTGTTCGTAACTCCCACCACCGTACAAGATTCGTCGGTTTCCGATAATGGAACGCAGGTAGCGGATACCACTGAGCCCTTCTATCTCTCATATCCCGCCGTAGCCAGCGGCATCAATAATCTCAATATTAGCTTTTCTCGTACTGGCACTCCTACCGGAGGATATGGAGCGAACGCTGCTGTGTTCGTCGAGAATCACACTACCAGCAACGCCGGTGCCGCTGGAACTATAGCTGGGATATCCAACTTCACCCTGCAAACTATGGCCAACGGTGGAACCGCCAACGCGATCATCGGAGTTCAGTCCGAGGCGTGGCCGGGAGGCGCTATTTCTGGAACTGCCACAGTCTCTAAAGTAGCGGCGTTCTCAGGGCAAGCTACCAATGAGATGACCAGTCTCGGAGGGACGGTAACCCAAGCGATGGTGCTGGACGTAGTGCCTTCAGGATCAGCGGTGTCCGATCCCGTGACCAACGAATACGGAGTCTATATAGAGCCGCAGACCGGAGAGTCTATCTGCGGTGGTCCGTTGTGCGTTGGCACGCTGATGGGAATGTATGTGGGAGATCAGGGACTCGGCAATAACACCAGCGCATCATTCTATGGGGTCTATATTGACGCCCAGACTTCATACTCCGGCCATGCCACTAATTATGGCCTCTATGTCAACAACGCTCCTGTGTTTTTAGGCAATAACGTGACCAATAGCGGCACGCGAACAGGCACCTCGTCTAATACAGACGCAGCGGGGCAACTTACGTTCTCAGCTTCCACCACTTCTAACTCTTACACTTTCACCGGGACTTATGCTACCGCTCCAATCTGCACTATCACCCCGCTGGCTGATCCAGTCGGACGCATCTGGATTAGCACCCTGAACACTACCACGCTGACCCTGACCGATTCATCCTCAGTGTCCATCACTGTGGACTATGAATGCCGAGGGAGGACTTAGCAACTTGTGGAAACTGTTCCCCTTATCTATCTCCTCGATCCTAGCGGACAAGCGTGGCAGGTTACAGTCACGAATGATCCGGTAATTCAATACTCCAAGGTATCCAATGTTGCAGCGGTAACCGGGATATTTCTCAACGATGTCTCGCAGGCGGTGACATGGCGGTTAACAATCACTACGACCGGGGTGCTTCAGCAGACCTCGGTCAATACTATCTGCGCTCAATCGGAGTTGCTGGTTTATTCTCCCAACGGCAATCTCTATGGGATTCAGGTCAATCTTGGCGTGGTGGATATCGTCGCGGCCACGCTATGCGCCTTCGCCCTCTCTGACGCTCTGGCTGCGCTTGCCGACCGGCTTTATGACCCAACGATGCAGTTCTGGTCGCAACCGGAACTTATCATCTATATCCAAGAGGCGATGCAAACGTGGAATGCACTGACCTCGTACTGGCGTGGCGACTTCACCTTTCAGTCGCAGCAGGGTGTCACCTTCTACGACATCACCGACTCGACCATCGCGCCGAATACTCTGCGCTCACTGAACCAAACCATCGCTACGCTGGCAACCGTCATGGAATATCATCTGCTGGAGCCTGTGACCGGCCTTGGCTTGTGGACTGGCTCACTCCAGTTCAACGTCTCCGACATCGAATCAGCGATCACCCGCCGCCGCGATGAAACTCTGGGCGTCACCGGCTGCACTTACACCCACCGCCAAGCCCCCGCCGATCCCGGTCGCACCCTCTTATCCGCATCGGTGCTGGACCTCCGCCGCGTAGCCTTTTTTCCCGAACAAGGCGCGATGTCACTGATGTTCCAAGACGACACTTGGGGGATGAATGCTTACGAGCCTTACTCGACCACCCAGCCGCAAGGGACACCGCAACTTTATCTCGTAAGCACACAGCCATTGCTGTCGTTCGACGTGGATACGCCGCCAGTCCCCGGTCAGTACGATCTGCTGACTATCGAGAGCGGCTATTCGGTTAATGAAGGAGTCGCCTGCCCATCCACCTTGAGCATCCCTGACGACTGGGCGTGGATAGTGAAATGGGGAGCGCTGGCGGATCTCTTGGGGAGGGAATCGAATGCCAAGGATCTGCTTCGCGCCAAGTATTGCGAAGGCCGTTATAAGCAAGGTCTGCAACTTCTGGCGGCGGCTTCAGCAGTCCTCGCCCTTCGCAGCAATAACATCCCTCTTCAAGTGGATGCCGTCAAATCCGCCGACCTCTATAACCCTCTCTGGCAGGGATCGGCGCAGGGGTCGCCGCAGGAGGGACTGACGGCAGGATTGAATCTGGTTGCGTTGTCGCCGCCACCCGATGCGGGTCCATATTCGATCACGACGACCGTGGTGGAGAACGCTCCCATCCCAGTGAACCTGACGGACTGCCTGCAACTGACGCAGGACGTGTACGACGTTATAATTGACTACGCTCAGCACCTCGCGGCCTTTAAGATGGGCGGCGAGGAATTTACGATGACGGAATCGCTATTGCAACGCTTTATGCAGATGGCAGCGTTATATTCCTCCAAACTGGCCGAGCAAGGTGAGTTCACAAAGATTCTCTACGGGATGTCGCAGAACGAAGCTAACATGAATCCACGTTATACTCCTGACAGCGATCCAGCGGCGGGAGGAAGTCAGTGAGCGACTACAAGCGGCCATCGGAAGGCTTCCGCTATGTCAACGGCGGGCTCAAGACCAACTCCGTTCCCGATAACATCCCGCCGAACAAATACGCCGCTCTAGTCAACGTCCGTTCCGTCTCAGATTCGTCCATGCGTACCCGTCCCGGCATGGTCCAACTCTTCTCGACCAACGGATCGAACATCACCGACCTCCGCGCCTACTCGACTCTCAACACTGACAACAAGCCAAGGTTCCTGACGCGCAACGCCAACGACACTCTCTTCCTCGACACCGGAGCTCAAGTCGGAGCGATGCAGGGCGGTGGCATCTCTCCCGGCGCGGCCATGATCCCGTTCCGCCCCGATGAATCCCCAACGCCGTACATGTACGTGGCAACCTCGACGGACTATCAGAAATTCTCCTCGCCCAGCCCGACGGTGATCCAACAGAACGCAGGGATCGCCGAGCCCCAGATCGCGCCAATCACCGGGATCAACGAATTCAACATCGCATTTATGAGCCTCCCAGCGGGGATTGGCACGGTCGCCCTTGGTGGCACTGCATCCGGCCTCTCGAATGGCGCTCGTATCACCGACACTGTGCAGGGAGTGTTTCACGATCCCAGCACTACAGGCATGACGACGATTCAGGTAGCGGGTGGTGCGGGACTGGCGGCTGGAGTCTACCTATCCGGCGCGGTAAACGCTTACTTCTGGCCCCGGTTGTCCTATGAGCAAGGTGCGTTTGGGCGTTACTATCCTCTGTCCACCTCCTCCGCAACCGCCTCCGCATCCGGCTCCTCCATCATGTTCAATCCTCCACAGTACAATGGGACCACTGATCCCAATGTGCAGCCGATAGAGTGGGCGACAGTTAGTCCCGTTGGAGCGATCACAGGCTATACTCAGCCGTGGAGTGGCGCGACCCAGGATTACGACATGGTGGTGCTCGCTACTTTGTTCGTGCCTGCTCCCGGCAACTACACGATAAATATCAATCACGACGACGGAATCATATTCGCTATCCAAGGCGCGACCTTGGTCAGCGGGCCGTTCAACGATCACTTCTTTAATCACACCCAGACCGCAGTCAGTGGATATGCGTTCGCGCCGGGATCATCTTCAGTCCTCGGTGGCACCAATCTATCCGCGCCGGGATCGCAGTACGCCGAAACCTTCGTCGTCAACTTCCCTGCTTCTGGAGCCTATCCCATCGAGATCGACTTCATGCAGTGGCAGAACGAGCAAACCCTGGTCGCGCTCAACAACGGCCAGATATTCCAGCAGGCTACCGGGATCGGAGCCTATCAGCGGGACATGGCTCTGGTGATTGGAGGGAACGGTCCTTATACGGTTGAGGACGTATTCCCTCCACTCTCGCAAGCGCTGGCGATTTCAGGGATTACTTATCTAAGCGGAACAACCGGGCAATGCGTTGTGGTGCCATCGTCATTGGGGTCAGGGCCGGGGATCGACGATGCCTCGGTAAACGAGCTGGCCTATGTCAACTCGTTGCGCCGTGGTGCCTTGGTGCAGATCGGTTCGGAAGTGTGCTACGTGCTTGACGTGGAAACCGGGCCGAACGGGACGGTATGTTTCACGACTTCTACGGTTAACACTCATACCTCATCTGAGTTCCTGCGCGGCGTTCCGGCGATCCAGATTTTCCATCCCACGGTCGCCGTTGGCAACAGCATCACCTCGTCGGACAACCTGTTTGCGGTGGCTACGGGAATTGGCACGGCATCCTATCCAGATACGCTCAATCCCTTCGCGTCAGCGCAACCGGAAGACTACATCCACCTGTCGCTTAACATTGATAACCTCGCCAACCTGATCGAAGCCAAGATTCTGCTCGATGTCGGCGACGGCAGTTTCACTGAGAATTTCTACTACTACACCATCCGTCCCAACGATATTGCACTCGGCGTCCAGAACGGCCTCACTCAATTAGGAGTGGCGCAACTGGTCGCGCAACGCGCTGCTATTGACGAAGAAGTTACAGCAGAGAGCGCCAATCAGGGGCCGACGGCATCGAGCGCCCAGTCCGCCACTGGAACCACACAATGGAGCGAGATTAAATTCGCCATCAACGAGCTGACCCGCGTAGGCAACGATCAGACGAAGACGCTGGCGACACTCAGCAAGGTGCAGATACTCATCAACGCTTCGGGAGTCGTGAACGTAGCCTTCAACTCGGTGACGTATAAAGGTGGATTCTCGCCGGATGTGGGAGCAAGCGGTGCGCCTTATCTCTATCGGGTGCGGCCACGGTCCAGCGTTACCGGAGCGAAAGGGAATCCATCCCCGGCGACTCGCTACGGCGTCAATCCCCGGCGGCAACTGGTGCTGGTGTTTACTCCGTCCACCGTCTACGACTCGCAGATCGACACCCTGGATATCTTCCGCTACGGTGGGACCATAACCTCATGGCGTAAGATCGGGCAGATCAGCCTTACCAATGGAAGTCCAGCGACGTTCTTTGATAATTATTCCGACTTCACCGCCGCCGCTGGGGAGCCGCTGGAGTTTGACAATTACCAGCCGTGGCCGTCGATTGACATCCCGCTCAATGTCACCGCTACGACTGTGACTGGGACGCTGGCGCTGGTTACAATTCCATCTCCGACAAATGCGCTCAGATATCTCCCTGGCAACCTTGTTAAGATTGGGGGAACGAATGTCTATACTCTCTATACCCGTCCAGTTCTCGTCTCGGGAACCACTTATATGTTCCGCTTTGTTGAGAATGCTGGGGCCGGGACTAATCTTCCACTCTCCATCTATGAACCCGCCATCGCCCAGCAACGCCTCCCTTACATGTGGGGACCAGACGCTAACGGAACTGTCTTCGCCTGCGGTGACTCTCTCCGTCCCGGCCAAGTCTACGAATGCAAATCCAACGCCCCCGACTCCGCCCCCGACACCTATAACCAGGAAATAACTCCTCCGACTGAGCCGCTGATGGGCGGAGAGATCATGGACGGAGTGTCTTACGTGGCGTCTACCGAGCGCTGGTGGCGGATGTATTTTCAATCCGACGGGCTTGAACGCTACTCCGTCGTGCAGCAATCTGTCTCCCGTGGGCTGGCAGCTCCCTACGGCAAGTGCAACGATGGCGCATCCATCTCATGGTGGGCCAAGGACGGGATCTACGATACCGCCGAAGGCTCACTGACCGACGGCGATCTCTACAACCTGTTCCCCCACGAAGGCGTGCCGGGGCAACCTGTCACCTATGGACCGGTGACGTTCCTCCCGCCTGATTACACCCGCGCTGGAACCTTTCGTCTCGAAACCGGCAATGGCTTCCTCTATGCCACCTATCAGGATTCGAGCGCCACTTATCACACCCTCGTCTATGACCGCCGCCGCAAGGCGTGGCAACTCGACATCTATGCCACACCTGCGTCCGTCGTCTACCATCCCGAGCAACAGGAAGGCACAGTACTGTCGAGTTCGGCACTCTATCCCATGCTGACCTATGGGCTCATCAACGGCATTGTAACCGCGCAGCAGGATTCCACTAACGACCTGTCCGCGCCGATCCCGGTGACCGTGGCCAGCTTCGAGTACGACGGCGGCGATCTCCGCGCCAACGAGCAATGGGGGGATATCTATCTTGATACCACGCCGAATAGCCCTACCATGTTCATCACGCCGATGTCTAATGGGTCGGCGGTGGCATCTCCGAGCGCAGTCCCGCAATCCACTACGCGGCAATATGCGCTGGCCTCACTCGGCGGCGGCTTACTCGCTAATTTCATGGGCCTGATGGTGCAGTGGACGGACGACTTTACTGTTCAGTCCGCCGCCTCGCTCATTCATGGCTGGCAACCGAGCTTCATTCCCAAGCCCGAAGCCATCGCGGATCGCTATAGTGACTGGATGCCGGTGCAGCCTGGAGGAGGGGCCGGATTCGTACAGGGATTTCTGTTGCACGCGGATACCTTCGGAAACAACAAGTCCTTGCTAGTCCGTGACGCGGATACCCTTACCCTTCATGCGTTCACGCCGGTGGTCGAGCAAGACGGCGAGAGCACTCTCTCCTACAGCTTCAACACGCCGTTCATTGCACATCTGGTTCGCATCGAGCCGCAGGACACCGTTCCCTGGCGATTATTTGACGTGCAATGGATCGCCGAGGCCACGCCTGAACTGGGCGAGGTATGGCAGACGCAGGGAACCAGCTTCGGCTTCAAGGGCTACTCGCACATCCAGCGGATAGTCGGAGCCTACGCCGCCACGACGCCGATCACCCTCGTCATCACCAGCTTTGATGGGCAGTCACCCGCGCCAGTTGTGTTGCCAGCGACCGGCGGGCAATATCAGAAGTTGCTGCAAGTGCTGACGGCTAACAAAGGTCAGTTATACTTCTTTTTGGCGACATCAACTGCTCCATTTCAATTATTCTTACAGGATTTTGAAGTCCTCGTTGGCAACTGGGGACGCGACGGCGCTTATACAAACTACCGCTCCTTGGGAGGCAATCGTGGAGATAAGGCGACGATTTAGCGACCGCGTGGGAATCCATTCCGATGTGGTGATCGAGGTTCGTGACGCTGACGGGCGATTGCGATTCCGTTCCGAACAACACAACCTGCGGACCAACGCAGGTGCGGATTTCTGGAACGCGCAGTTATTCAGCACATCACCATCGGTCAAGGGCGCAGGCTACATCGGACTCAGCACCAACACTACCCCGAGCGCGACCGACACGGTGATGCCGGGAGAGATCGCCACTGGAACCACGCTCATCCGCACCGCCGCGCTTTCTCCATCGCACGTCACCGGAAGCAGCCAGTCGCAATTCTCCTACACCTGGACTTACGATGGCACTACGCCTGCTCCTCCGGTGATAATCGGCATGGCGGGACTGTTCAATAATACTTATGCCAGCGGCGGCACCTTGGCGCTCGAAACAGGACTGGCACCGACCGTGACACTCAACTCCAACGGCCAAACTCTCCAGCTTGTGTGGACGATCAACTACTGAATCCAATGGCCATCAAATCCAGCTTCTTCGGCCTGAACATCGTCGGCGACAGCGGCAGTACCTATCCAGTCAACGTCCCTTTCTCGACGTATAGATTCTGGGACAACACCTGCCGCTGGCAATTGTGCAATCCCTCTTCAGGCGTCTATTCATTCACCAACTTCGCGTTCTGGTTGAATAAAATACGCACCGCTGGAGTTCACGACGTTATCTACGAACTAGGCGGAACGCCGCAATGGGCCAGCAGCCAGCCATCCAACACCGGCTGCGATAATCAAGCCGGAGGGGATGGATACTGTGCGCCACCCACCGACCTCAACTCCGATGGCACCGGCGCGAACCTGATCTGGCGAGAATGGTGCAAGGCGGTCGCGCAATACTTCAACACCCAGTCGGATATTCTTGTGTCGGGGTGGTGCCCGTGGAATGAGTTCACCCGGAATAGCGGCGCGGGACAGTACGCATGGGTGGGCACGAACGCACAAATGCTGCGGCTGTCCGAAGACGCACGGGCGATTATTCTGGGCCGAGGCAGCATCACCGCTACCGGAGAAACCGTAGCCCATGCCCTCTCCACCGTGGGACTGACTTCTGCTGCTTATAATTCAGCGTCCAGTAGCGTGATGCAGGGTCCGAGTACGGGCGTAGGCAACTCGGGAACGCACCTGTCGGTGTATCAGGCGTACATGGCGCAGGCACCGGGAGCGATTGCGGCAGCGGAGGTGCTGGCTTTTCATATTTATGGCGAGGCCAACGGAGACGCCTTGCTGCAATACAACCTGTTCACGGGGATTCTCACCGGAGCCAACATAGGGAAAACTCTGTGGCTGACGGAACTGGGCTGGAACACCCTTCCCGGCGATCCCAACAGTGTTGTTACCAGCTGGTACACTGCACTTTATCCACTGGTTGCGAGAATCTATTGGTACGCTACGGTTGATTCAGTAGACGGCCTGCAACTTTCCTCGGGAACGCTAACGACCGCCGGGAAGGCTTACAGCAATTTCTACAATAGCCTGACCGCCACCACCACGGTTAATAACCTGGATGACATCGTGCCGGGAGGGAAGACCAATCCGCGCTGGAAGGCTCCCTGCTATCTCCCTTCGTGCAATCCCGGCGGCTCGGGGCGTCCGACATATAACTCCCAGACTACAGGCCATTCCACCCCGTCGCTCGATGGCGCGTCCATGCAGTTCTCGATGACGGGACCGCCGAATACGAATATCCTGTGGGTGCTGATCGCTGGATACAACAACGCCGCCACCAATTTCACCAACGACTTCCATGTCTGGATTCCCACGGACAGCAAAGGACTAGTCGGCTCTTATGAGATCGACATGTTCCTGTTCTCCTCCGCCGATAACGTAGAGTACATGTTCGGTACGCAATGGAACGAGGCCAGCGGCAAGTGGCAGATATGGGATCAGCAGCACGGTCACTGGATCGATACCAAGGCGACGGTGGGATTCACGCTTGGCAACTGGACGCATGTGCAACAGTCGGCGCACCGCATCGCCGGGGATACCAAGCATATGTATTTTGATTACGTGATTATTAACGGGACGACCTACTGGTACAGCGGAACGCCGGGAGTGCCAGTGCAGCAGCCATCAGGGCCGGGATACACAACCGGAGAGTGTGGGATTCAGTTTCAGGTGGATCTGTGGTCGAGCGGTCCCGGCGGGAATATTACCTACTACATTGACCAAGCCAGCTTTACCGCCGCGCCTGCTACCGGGCAGTCAACGTCAATCACCGATTCGGTGGTGTTCGGCGAGAATCTGAGCACACAAGGGAACAATAATAATTCAGCGTATATTTATGACAGCTCCAGCTTCAGCGATTTTCTGATAGTGAATGGCGAGGGGACAGGACAAGTGACCAACGTGGATAACCAGCCGACCATACCATCGCCGGTGTTCAATCCGATTGTGATTGTGGGGGAGGAATGACGATCAAGTTGATGGATATTGGAGAGGTAATGCTGCAAGGCTGTGCGAGGGATGGCAGTGCGGATAAGCCGCTTGCAACGGTGCTGTGGACGCTGACTGGAGCGGTTCCGCGAACGGTCACGGTTGCCATCTGCATCCCATCGTCAGGGCGCTACTGCCCGCCGGAATGGGGGATTGCGCTCGCACTCCTGCAATGCCCACCCAATACCAATCAGATATACCTGACGATCAAAGGAGCCAAGCGCGACCGGGCGCGGAACGAGCTGGTCGAACAAGCTCTAAGCTATAATACTCGCTACGTGCTATTCCTCGATGACGACAACCCGCCGCCACCGGACACTCTCTATAAATTGTTGCAGGTGATGGATTCATCCGATGACGATGTAGCAGTCTGTGCTGGAATTTACGGTACCAAGACCAATCCCTCCGCGCCGCTCGTATTCCAAGGGGAATCGGTGGGATCATTCTGGAAATGGAAGAAAGGCGATGTGTTCGAGTGCGAGCGCATTGCCACCGGCTGCATGATGATCCGCGCCTCGGCGTTCGCCCGTATTCCCAAGCCGTGGTTCGTGGATATCGAATCGACAGAGCAGGCGCGGGAGCACAATCTGTTGTCGCCAGTGTCGAATCCTCCTTACTACCAGATGACCGACGATATCTACTTCTGCCGCAAGGTGCGAGAAGCCGGGATGCGAATCCTGGCGCACGGCGGAGTGCTGCCGGGACACTGGGATGAGCACGGGAATGTTTATTTCCTGCCGGATGACTCCTATCCGATGGTGCCGCGATGACCGAGCGTTACTATCCCCAAGGCCACGGCAAGCGTTTGGACGAAGACCTGCGATTGCTGTACGACAAGATTTACAAGATGGAGGACCAGACACGAGCGGCTAAACCAGCGGAGGATAAGCCTGCTACGCCCGCTGCTGGGGGGCCATCAACTACCAAGATAGCGGGCCTAAACGTCCGTGGAATCCCACCAACATCCGGCGCAAGTGTGGCAACGCTATCTAAGATACCTGTCCTCACTTACGATAGTAAAAGTGGCGATATCACTTGGGTGATACCTGTGTAATGTGGTAGGCTGGCACGGACAGAGATTCTTGCTGGGGCTGCGAGGCCCACCAGAAGGCTCATGGATTCGTCCATGAGCCTTTGTTATTTGAGGAGGATAAATTGCCAACTCAATCCGTAATGCTCGATCAATTTGGACCTGATTGGCCGTTGGGTATGATCGTCGTGGCCACCCCCGGCACTCCAGTGTCGATCATGTCGCTGGTCGATTCCGCGAGCGTCAACGCGCCGAACACTGCTACCACTACCGGGACCGCTGGCGAGTATGAATATTCCCCCTCAGTGCAGCAGATCATCTTCCAGGCGGTCAAGGCTGGGGCATCGCATGGCGTGCAGAATAACACCGGTAATATCTACATCGTCCGTAAAGGCGTGCAAGGCGCAGGTAACCGCGATGACTATGGCGCGATGGTGTTCTCTCTCGCCCCTGGCGCGAATCTGTTTCTGTCGTCTGCACCGCTGGAGCGGAACGTGTTCTCTCCTTACAGATATTTTGTTGACGCAGATACGGCTGGAGACAGCGCTCTGGTCACACTGATAATCGCATGAAACACTTAAAGCTATTCCTCGCCGCGCTTCTATTATCAGGTATAGCCGTCGCACAGTCGAGCAGCAGCGGCGGCAACGCCGGACTCACTCCTTACACGGTTGCCACCCTACCCACCGGGAAGTCTCGCGGAACCTTCGCCACGGTATCCGATGGTTCAACCGCCAGCGATTGCACTGTAGGTGGCGGAACCACGGCAGTCGCCTGCATCTACACCGGCAGCGCTTGGGCCTTTGCCGGATCATCGGCATCCGCCCCAGCCTTCAGTGCGATTGGCTCAGGGACGAATACCGGAGCGGCAATGACGGTGGGCAGCGGGTCATCCCTCGCAACTAGCGGAACGGGAACCATTTCTAGTATCTCGGCAATTTCGGCGCAGAACCTAGTTTCAGGTCCGATCAATCCAACTGTTTCCATTCCATCGTCAGCGCTCGTCGCTTCTTCCGGCGCGAATCTTAGCACTACTATTTCTGGTACAGCCAGTACCACAACTTCGATTAATGTCGCCTCGATCACTGACTTTGCAGTAAATCAGGGAGTGTGTATCGTCGGTGCAGGCGCAACCGGAACACAACACTGTCCGGGGTCGAGTACGAGTGATTGCGTGAGCAAGATCACAGCGGTCGCGACGGGGAATCTGACTATCTCCCCGGCTTGCAGTTCTGCGCCAACCACTGCAGGTAAAGGTGTTTATCACGATGATGGCGCTGCACTGCAAGCGGCAGTTAGCACGGCTACGATATCGACCGAAGCAAAGATTCTTCTACCCTCCGGGGTATTCAATGTAAACACCGCTTGTCAGACCTCCAATGCCGCAACCTCGATGATTCTGGTTCCAACAATCAACACCGCAACTTTCGTCGATACTCCATTCGCAGTTGTAGACATCGAAGGCCTCACGCCCGCGCTAAATTTAGATAACGGGGCAGCCCAAGGCGGCACGGTGATTCAAACCGCTAGCACGGGTTGCGATCTAATCGCGGGCGCTGGATCATCCACGGGCGGAAACAGTGGTTACACTGCCGTAAAGTTGATCGTCAATGGAATCGCATTTCGTAGGACGGTTAATCCAATTTACAGCGCGATCAACGCAGTAGCCATCGGCCAACTCTCGATGCCGGGGTTCAATAGTTGCGATGTGGGCAGCGTCCCTGTGGCAGTTCCGACCGCAGGCGGTGTATGCGTGATCGCTCCCGGTGCCGGGAATCCCGACCTGATCGACATCGGAACATTGCGGGCTGATGGCTTTACTACCGCTTTGACGTTAGTTGAACACGCTGCCGTGCAACACCTTATTTGTGGTTACGATGAAGTTTGCGTCGTGATCAATAATCCCACAGGAAGCGGGATTTCGCCGGGGATGAACATTGGGCAGTTAAATTATGAGCAGACCCAGTATGGAATCGACGTTATCGGCGGAAGCAGCAATGTTCTGACTGCGCTTACGGTTAACATGATGGCATCGGAACATGATGCTGGAACGTTCGCCATCGTAGATGACGTTTACGATGTGGGCAACCGCTTATATGGAACCGCCGCATGGTCGTACAACGGATCAGCGGCAACCTATACCGCCAATGGTGCCGCCAATTTCTTTGTAGACAATTTAGTCACGCACGCCTTCAGCATCGGGGGTGCGGCCACTGCCGGGACTTCAGTAGCAGCGCCGCTTTTCAATGACAGCGGCCTGACAGCCTCACTTCCCATCTGCACCGATGCCAGCAAAAATCTATCCAGTGTTTGCACAGCTTTAGTGACCGTAGCCGATATCAATGCCAGTGGAACACCATCTAGCACAACGTTTCTGCGTGGAGACGGAACATGGAACGCGCCGAGCGGCAGCGGCACGGTAACCAGCAGCGGCCCCCCGACCGCGAATCAATTTCCCTATTTCACAACTGGAACCAATCTCGCAGCACTAACCGTCCCTGCTGGCAGCCTCTTCGTTCCCAGTCCTACGGTAGGCGCGGCTCCCATCGCGCAGACCAAGCCGATCTTCGATATCCGTGATTGCACGGTGGCATTGTGCGGAACCGTCCCGGTTGCGACCGCCGATTTCGCGCTTGCTCTAAGCACCTTGATGGGTAACCTTGGTCCTGGATATATCATTGATACCCGCAACCCCGGCGCGTTCGCATCCACTGGCAGCACTTATTGTCTGGGCGGAGGCTCGCAGCAACAATGCGTATTCTCCGATTCCGACATCAGTGCGGGGCTAGGCTCGGGATTTGAGGAAACAATCTATTGGGGTAACTACTGGATCGTGACCAGCGCCCCGTGGACCACGCCTGCCGGTGCGCGGCAATGGATCGGCGTGACTAGCGGCGCATCCAAGGGGCCGGTGGGAACGTGGCTGATCGTCTGCTACTCACCGCAGACTCCGGCGGCTACTTGTGGCCCCAGCGCTTACACGCAATATCCCACCACAACCACACGAGCTGTTGGCGGGCCGTTCCTTGACGCATCTCCTTATTCAACCGGAACCATCAGTGTTGCAGCGGGAAACAATCCTATCGTCACTGGCTCCGGCACAACCTTCACCAGTGGAATGGTCGGCGGCTACCTGACGAGTTGTGCGACTTCCAGCAGCCTTACCGCCACTTGCCCCAACGCAACCAATGCCTGCTCCGCGCTCATTACCGGGTTCACCTCGACCACTTCGATTACTATCTCTGGCAACTGGGGAACGGAGGGAAACAATCCCGGCGTGGTATGCCCAACTGCGACCGCCGGACTGGTTTATAAAATTTACCATCCAACCGCGATCCCGGTGCTGTCATGGGCGGGACAGATCACTAACGATTCCTATCAGACCAATTCTTTCGGCAGCGTCTTGCAGGACTTTGGCGTCGATCTCGAAGGCTTGCCGCTTGGTATCGGCATTCTTTATAACGGCACGCAGGAACGTGACCGCTATTTTGCCAATCATGTGGTGCTGAACTCCGGCAACTGGAACAACGGCGGATCGGCGGGCTGCAATCCCGGCTCGGCAGGCTGCACCGGAGAAACGGCTACGGCTGCGATCAGCGCGTGTGGAATGTGGGATCGGACATTCAATTTCACGGGTGAAGCGGGACCAGCGCATTACCAGTTTTATACCGGAGATTGCACGACCGGGCCAAGCTATATCGCCAGTGCGGCCAACACCGAGGGTTATCCTTGGGTACTAGAGGCTTACGATATTATCCGAGGCAACCTGGGCGACTCTGGAAACAATCCTTTCGATCAAGGCACGGTCACCGGCAAGGCCATCGGCACCTTTCAGGCATTCCACGATTGCGGCTTCTATGACGGGTTCCTTCGCCTGCATGTGATGAATCCGCACTGCGAGTTCGACAACAACGGGATTGAAGTCGGCTCGCTCAACGGCGGCAACGGCGTTATCATCCAGAACGTATCGACAGCCAACATGGCTGGCGCAGCGAATACAGCAGCGGTCCACTTCTACTCAGGACAGACTGGCAGCCACGTCTACAATGCCAGCGTCATCGCCAACAGCACCAAGATCGTGCAGGACGACGGCACAGCCGGACAGACAATCACCTCGTCCGCGTCGGGATGCCCTGCATCGGGCTGCACGGTCGGAGAGTATGATCAGCCAACGGCGTTCGACGGGACCATCGGAGCGTGGAATGCGAACTCTCTCAATCTGAATGGATCGACCTCGGGCACGTTCGCGGTAACGATCAATAGCACTGCCAGCACTCTTAGCTTGGGATCGAACGCATCGCTGACCTCTGCGGGAGCGCTGACGGTAGTGAGCTGTTCAGGCTGTGGTTCTGGCGGGCCGGGAACGGGAACTCAATACGCTCCCGCTTACTGGGCAACCACTTCCACCCTTGGAAGCACAACTCCGCCGACTACTCCGAATGGTGTGCCTCAATTCATGGTGAGCACTCCGTCAGGAGGAGCCGCCACGGCTCCGGTGTTGCAGTTGGCGGGCGTTCCGATTGATGCCACAAATCCAGCTACATTGCTCGCCACCGACCGATTTAACTTTCTGTCTTGGACTTCAGGAACCGCCTTGGCGCTGCCATCGTTAGCCTCATCGGGATTCACCAATAACGACGGTTTCGCTCTGAGAAATACCGAAGGCGCGACCATCACACTCACGCCAAACGCGGGCCATTCCGATCTGTGCGATGGCGCTTCCACTTGCACGATCCTGAACAACTTCGCCAGCTTCGTGTACTCCGATGCGGCGACCAACTGGGACCGGATTTACTTTCCGACCTTTGCGGCATTCCCTGGCTGCACCGGGGTCATGCAATTCTCGACCACGACTGGATTTTCCTGCAATACGGCTCCAACGCTGACGGGAACAAACTTCACGGGGATACCGAACGGCGCACTAACCAACTCGGCTACAACCGTGAACGGTCAGACCTGTACTCTTGGTTCTACCTGCGCGGTTGAATCGGCAACATCTGGACAAATGGCAGTAAGTGGCGGATCGGGCGCGGCCTTGACTGGTGCGGCAGACCTTACTTATGCTACCCACACGTTCAGTGGAACCGCTAACACGATCTTTGATCTGAGCGCGGCTACCGGAACAGCGGCTTTTAAGGTTCCGCAGACTACGACCAACACGGCTAGCGCGGCTGGAGTAATTGACTTCGACACGACAAATAAGAATTTTCACGGATATGTAAATGGAGCAGATTCCATCTTTGCCAACTTCGCTTCAGCGCCTACAACGAATGTAATTCCTAAAGCTGTTATCGCTTCGGGCAATACCCTACTGGCAAATTCGCTGCTGACCGACACTGGCACGACGGCTACCTATACAGGCACAGGTGGATTAGCAGCCCCGGTTTTTACCGCCACCGGGACCACGGCAGGCTTTGCTGACTTTCCTCAAGGGACAACCTCCGCAGCCGTTGCACCATGCAATACCGCGACCTCGATTTGCTTGATGGCACCGACTTCGGTGACCTCGCAGTTGCGCGTGTTTGCTGGTGCGCCAGCAACGGGATTCCCACTGTATACTAACTCCTCCGGCACGATGACGGAGACGATCAGCGCCACGAGTGGCACCTTGAGTTCTGGAGTCGGCGTGTTAGGTACGCTAGCCGTTAACGCGGTCCTCGCTTCGACGGTCGCAAACGCGGCTGGACACTTTACAAACCTGCAAGTTGTTACATCGTTAGGCGGGACATGCACCACCGTCCCAATCTTCAACGTGTTCGACGGAACTAGCAACGTGGGATCAACCGTAACGGCTGGTTCCACGACGCAGACCAAGGGGACGGGAACAAGCACGGCGCAAACTTTGACCTTCGCGGCAGGAGACATCATCGGAATTTATATCTCTACCGCTGGAGCTACTTGCACGCTCGATCAATTTATAGTTTCAGCACAGTACTCCATACCATAATGAAAACACTTTGGCTCGTTCCGTTTCTCTGTTCGCTTGCTTGGTCCCAAGGCATCGGTGGCAACGCAGGCATTGGCGGCAAAGCTGGATTAGGTGGAGGCTCGGTTGTAATAATCGGCTCCTGTGGGACCATCGTCCGTTATTCAAACAGCGCTTCCACAGGGAGTTCGGCTGGGATAACAAGTGTCACCCTTGCTTCTGGCGATCATGTTCTTGTACTGATGTCAGAGAACTCCAGTGGCGGCGGAGTCTACATCACGAGCGTCACGGGGCAGACGGGCTACCGAATCCCATTTTGGCAAAACCAGTATATCGGCGGCAGTTTCGCGGGCGGAACTCGATCTGCATATTACATCACTTCGGCCAGCGCGATCACTGGTGCTACTCTGACCGTAAACTTTAGCGCCAGCGCAACAACCCCTTACCTGTTTGCCTTTCGCGTCCCTGATGTTTCTGGGACGGCAGCCATCGACGCCATCTCCGCATACTCACTGGCCGATAATACCAGCACATCATTGGTTCAAGTGCCGATTTATATCAGCGGTTCCGATGACTGCATCATTGGTCTATCGGGTAACACTAGTTCGGTATCGTCGCCGTGGAACACGAATTTTTCGACAACCAATTCCACCGATAACTACACGGGAACGTCGTGGTTGAGCAATATCACGTCATCCCCAGCCACGCCTACATGGTCAAATGCCAATGGCAACGGACAGCCTGGAGTCTTTGAGTTCGCGCTGGGCTACAATGTCCTTCCTTCTGCGCAGTGGGCGCTGATGGACAATAGTGGTGGAACCAGCACCGTAGAACCGACCGCAACCACGCTACACAGTTCGCTATTCGGCGCAGCCATCGACGGAACGGCCTCAAATAGCGGGAATTTCGCAGTGACGGATGCAACCGGAAGTTCCATTGAATATATAGGCAGCACGGGAGACTCCTGCACCAGCGCCAGTCATCCACTCTTAAACTCTCCTCCACGATTTCTTTACAGTGGACAAACTTATCCGAACAGTAGCACGCTTGGATTGGCATTCTCTCTGGCTAATAGCGGCTCGCAGAACTCTACCGTGCAGTGGAATTTACCCGGAGCGAGCCTCACATTTCCTTACATGATCCAATCTACCACAACAACCTCGATGGATTTCTGTTCGACCGTGCTGGCGACCGATACGGTGACTGAGCACGCACTAGTTACAGTTACCAACGGTACGGGAGACTCGCCCAACATCCAACTTATCGCCAATGGCTCTACTTTATTGCTGGAGTGCGCAACCGCTGGAGCCGGAAGCTGTTTGAACGGTCTGAATCCCGGCGTGGCCGCGCCTTTGACCTACACTTCAGGCACATGGGTAAAGTTCAACATGCAGGTCAACGGAGGGCTTGCAGCGCAATCTCCATCATCTCCAACCTCTTTATCGGCTGGTTCCAACACGATTACGCTTGCGTCTGGCTGTCCGTTTAATCCCAATGCGCCTTACTACATTGCCGGTACGGGGACGGCTGAATTCGTGCAGCCAACCTCGACAACTTGTACCAGCGGGGCGGCGTCAGGGACGATAACGGTTACGACGGTTAACCCTCATTCCAGCGGTTACACCGTCCAGCCTGCAAGCCCGATGACAATCTTGAGCGACACAGGAACCGTACTGGCAACTTTCTACGGATCGGCCAGCGCTGACTTGCCGGAAGCGGCTCGTATTGGAATTCCGTCACCGACCACAGTTAGCGGAAGAAAATTTTATTACGACAAGTGGGCATTCTGCTACGACATGATTAACGGCGGAATCTGCCCTCCGACCATAACTCCATGAAGCACTGCTTCACATTTCTATTGTTGGTTGCATCCTGCTTCGGCCAAGCATGGTCCGGCATCATCGACCCGTCGCGTGCTATCGACTGGACACAGGCTGGATTCCCTGGCATCACACCGCCCGATGCTTCATGGACGCAGTGCGGCTCGACCATCGCGCCATACTCGGGCAGCGGAGCAACGATAACGAGCGCGACGGCTGGCTGCTCCAACAATCAATATGTTCTCCTGGGAAACGGAACATTTAACCTGACGAGCGGCTTCAACATCAGCCATGACAATGTAGTGGTGCGGGGCGGGGGAGCGAATCAGACGTTCCTCGTGATGACCGGGCACAATGCCTGCCTCTATAACTACGCAGCGGTCTGCATTCAAGGTTCGACGACTAACGCCAGTTCCAATCCCGACAATGTGTGCGACTGGATCGCTGGATATACGGCAGGCACGACGGTCATCACAATCGCCAACTGCGGCTCAACCACTCCGGCAGTCGGCAGTCTCTCGAATCTAACAGTTGGTTCAATGCTTGTGCTCGATCAACTGGATGAAGGCACCGATCCAGGCTCTGTCTTCAACTGCAACGGCCCTCCGGCGAGCGCCACTTCGATTACTTATTACTCGTCCTGCATCGGGGGCACATCAACCGCGACCGCTTACCAGGGAGGATTTCAGAGGACCGATGGGCCTTGCCTCAACTCGGGGAATCCCACGACATCAACCTGCACGCGAGGGCAAGAGCAGATCGTCACCGTCACAAATATAGCTACTAGCGGCGGTTCCTGCACATTCACGGCTCCATGTATCACTATCTCTCCCGGCCTATACATGCCAAACTGGCGCAGCGGGCAAAGTCCGCAAGTCTGGTATGCAACCTCGTTTGCCACCCAGCGCGGCATTGAGGATATGTCGATTGATGCTACGAGCGCAACCGGAGCAAATATCCTCGAAGTAAGCAACTGCTACAAATGCTGGGTCAAGGGAATCAAGGGAGTCTATCCGTCGCGGGCGCACATCAGCAACATCATCGTCTCGCACAACGTGGACGAGAACAACTATTTTTATCAAGGCCAGTCGCACGCTGCCGTGAGCTACGCCACAGAATTCAACAGTGTGGCCGACAGCGTGTTCGTGAACAACATCTGCCAGCAAGTCACCGACTCTTGCCCGAATAACAATGGCTCCGCAGGCGGCAATGTCATCGCCTACAACTACACAATTGGCAGCGTGTTCTTTGCCACGGCCTTTGCCGCTGGGGACTACTCACACGCAGGCGGTAATTACTTCAACCTGCACGAAGGCAATAGTTCGCTGGGTTACGTCTCCGACGCGGTTCACGGCACGCATCACTTGGAGACGTTGTTTCGCAATCTTTTTCCCGGCAATCAAAACTCCTGCGGCGGTTCAACCTGCACGGTCTCTACCATCGCGATTGCTCTTTACGCCAGTTCGCGCTACGAGAATGTAATAGGAAACGTTATGGGCGACCCTGGCAGAAATCAGATCGGAGTCTATCAGACAAATGCTTCGGCCTGCACTTCTGGGGCAGGAACGCAATCGATCTACAACAGCGGCTTCAGTTCCAACAATGGCTTTTCCTGCAACACGAATTACAACACGACTTGGTGCTCTACCAACAATTCATGCGGAACGCTTAACTCTTGGGACGCCGTAACTCCGGCTACACTGATGCGCTGGGGGAATTGGGACGCGATCACGGCGGGGTGTCCCACTTCCGGTTCTCCAGTCTGTACGACGGCTACGGTACGGTGGTGCGGCAGCTCGTCGGATACGGGATGGGGAACGACTTGCGGCAGCACGACAGAAATTCCATCTTCCTTGTGGTCCTGTTCGATTTGCAATGGTTCGGTAAGTTTTGCGACCGCCGTGCCGACGCTTGGGGATACGGGCGCAGGACAGTCCGCCATGCCATCTTCTTTTTATTTCACTGGCGGAAGCGTTGGTACGGGATGCGGTCATAGCAATCTGCCGTTCGGTAAAAATCCCACAACCGGATATTGTGCGGGATGGCCGATTACCGGACCAGACGTGGCGAGCGGAAATCTCGGGCGCTGCAATGGTGGGACTTATTCCTATGCCCAAGCAAGTTCTAACTCGGACTGCACTCCGGGCGGCGGAAGTCTGGTGGCAACTTTCGGAGGACACGCCAATGCAATCCCGGCAATGGAATGCTTTCTGCATGTAATGGGCGGGGTGCCGGATGGAACTGGCGGTGTATTGAGTTTCAATGAAACCAGTTGTTATGCGAACGATCCAATACCGCCACCCTTCGGCGTTCCCACTTCCGCAGCGTTTATGGCTACGATCCTTTACCCCAGTGCTAAGATAGGAGACAAATGGGATCACCACTGAGCGCGATATTCAGCCTGTTCTCGGGAAGTGGGGCGAAGACTGATCGCAAGAATCAACTCCAGGGATTCGGCGATCTCAACAATGTGTTCAACTTCGCGCTGCCCAATGCTGAAGCTGGATACACGGCGGGACAGGCAACACAAAAGGATGCCCTCTCGCAGTTGTCGTCGCCAGCGAAGTATTACTCCGACCTCTTGAGCGGTAATCGGCAGCAGACTCTCAGCGCAGTAGCGCCAACGGTCAACGCAGCGAACGCCGGGGCCGATGCGCAGAAGAAACAGATTGCTAATTCAGGGACGGCTCGCGGCGGGGGAGTAAACGCGGTCGGCCAGCAGATTGATACGAATAAGAACGCAGCGGTCGATACGGCGGTAAATCAGGCGAAGTCCACAGCGGCGCAAGGGGCCACACAGGTTGCCGGAACAACGAGTAAGGTGGGGGATTCGCAACTGAGCGCGGCCTTGAACCTGCTTGGGATTGGGACTGGAGCGGCCAAGTCGCTGACATCGTTGGCGGGAGATTCGCGGGCGGAGTCGAATGATCTGCATAATCAGAACGCCAATAACGCCGCCACAACTGTCAGTACATTACTCGACCTGGGAGCGTCAATGTAATGGGAACTTCCATGCCACCACCTCCGACAGATACGCCTGTTGCTGGCGTGGGCTCCGGCTCTGAAGGCGACAAGCTCAAGGGATTCCTCGTCAATCTTACTGGCGGCGGAATGCCGATGGTCCGGCAGCAGTTGGAAGACGCCCACGCCAAGCGAGTCGCCGAAGCGGATCGTAATCACCGCAGCTATGGAGAGTTGTCACAGGTGCTCGCCGGGGATACTACCGGCAAGTATATGGGCAAGGATGGCACGCTGACGCCGGAAGGGCAGAAGTTAGAACTCCAGCGCAAAGCAGCATTCGACGCATGGCAGAAGGCGGCGGGAGTAAGCAAAGAGAACAAGTCGATCATCGGCAAGCTAGGACAGTTCACCGATAAGCTCGTACACCATCGAGCGGGCGGAAACCCACCACAGCCGGGACAAGGTGGGCAGGGTCAGCAACCAGCGACAGGGATGCCTCAGCCGCCGCAGAACGCTGCTCCTGCTGGAGGAGAAGGGGCTAAGGGAGGCTCAGGGATGCCCGTACCGCCGAACGCCTCGCCTGACGCATCTGGGACGCAAATGCCTCCACCACCGGGATACACTCCAGCAGGGCAAGATCCAGGGACGTCGCTGGCGCGGTCACAGGCTGAGTCGGCGCATCAGGTCGCGCAATCCGATCTCGATGACGCATCCCAGCGGAAGCAGGAAGAGGAGAAGGTCCGAGGAGAATATTCGGTTAAGGCCGCGCAGGCACGGGTCAAGCCACATCCGGTCACCTATAGCGATCCGAATGATCCCACCAAGCGGCTATTTGGCACGCAGGATTTGACGACTGGACAGGTATTCGATCAGAATGGCGAGCCGGTTGAGAATGCAGGGCAGATACTTCCAGGGACGCTGCCGACGGTCAGCAGTAGCTCCAGCACCTACAATCCTGATACAGGAACGACTACATCCTCGCGGACGACACAGAAGGTTCCACCGAGAGGTAAGAGTGGGATGCCTGCTCCGCCCACCGCGAAGTCTGGCAGAGGGCCATCGACAGCCAAGGGAGGTGGCGGGGGCCGCGTAGCTGCGATGGCCGATGACTGGGAGCAGAATGGCGTGGTGCCATCGTCCAAGGACAAGCCAGCGGTTGAAAAATATCTCAAAGACCAAGGGCGCAATGCTCCGGTGACGCTGATCCCCGAAGCACAGAAGACGATCATCGCCGCAAGCCCGGTCATGGATCAGATCGACGGGCTGCTGAAGGATATCAACGATCTCAAGCTGGGGAATAATAACTCCTCTGGATACCTGCTGGGGCCACGGGCTAAGTACGCCATTGGCATCGCATCCCCAGAAGGATCACTGGGCAAGGATATCGCTGGACTGTCGCTTGGCTCGGTAGTCGAGGCCGCGTCAGTGCTCAAAGGGACCAGTCGATCCGTGCTGGCGTTAAAGAAGGCGCTAGAGCACACACCTAATCCGTGGGTAGATTCGCCGAAGCTGATGAAGGAAAAACTGGAAACGATCAAGGCACGGCTCAAGGATGTCATGGACGATGCTTATAAGTATGGCAAGAAAGGCGCGGCGGTCGGCTACGGCGATTCGCACATGCCCAAGCCTCCGCAGACCGCAGACGAGGAAGCCGCCGCCTACTTGGCCAAACACGCTGCCGCACACTAAATCCCATGCCACAATCCCTGACAGAGACGCTGGACGATCAAGAGTTCAGGAAGATGTCGCCGGATGCACAGAAGTTGGTGCTAAAACATTATGGCGTGTCGGACGATATGCAAGGGAAGCTACTATCTACGATAAGCCAATCCCCAGCCGCCACAACTCCCGCCCCCCAGAAGTCGTTCATGTCGCGCTTCAGCGAGAACCTTGGCACCGATCTCGGAGCGATGGCTAACTTCCCTGCGCAGATACTCGACAGTGCTTCCAAGAAAGTTAAGGAAGCTAAGGCCCAAGGCCGCTATGGCAAGATGCTGCTGGCTCCGTTTGAGGCTGAGGAAGAGGGCATCGCCAACGCGGGCAAGGGAATCCTCAGCATGACTACGCCGGGGATTGCCTATCGCATGAGCCAAGGAGAAGATCCGGCTAAGATATCCGCCGATGCTGCTACATTCCTAGCCGGAGATGAAGCCGGGGGAGAAACGCCAGGGAAGATTGCTGAGGGAACAGTAGGCAAGACTATGGATCGCGTAGGCGGAGCTACTCGCGCACTGGCACAGGATGTCGCTGGGGCAGGAAAGATCCCGGTTGCTGAGGCAGAACGAGCACGGGCGCATAAGGTAGAGACGCAACAGGCGGGATTTACCGCCAAGGCCGACACTATCAACCAGCGTCACGCGCAGGACTTGGTCGAGAATGAGCGCAAGACGCAGGAATTGTTAGATACACATCAAGAGAAGTTAAAGGACGCCAAGGCCAAGTACGATCAGGAAGTCGCCGCACATGAGCAGGCGACCGCTGGACAGAAGTCGGCTCATGCCAAGAAGGTTGCAGACGCGCAAAAGGACTGGGTGGACAAAGCTTACGCGGCTGAGAAATCCGCGCAAGATGCTGAGGCCATCAAGAATAAGCGTGAGGCGCTGGGCCGTGGGCAGGAAGCCTATACCAAGATGGTCAAGGATAACGTGGATAAGGGCCAGCGTGTGGTCAAGGGAAAGCTGGATGCCCGGTGGGACGCGATCCGTGACAAGATCGGCGAGGAGACTCCGACTGACGCCACCACGGTCCACAACGCAGTACAGAAGGCGATCAAGAATGACCTACGCGGCGCTCCTGGCAGCGTTAAAGTGTTCAACGATCTTCTCACTGAGATCGGGATTAAGGATTCAGTAGATGACGCTGAAGGATTACAGGCCGCGCCAGGAGCCTCGATTCCGTGGCAGACAGCGCGAGTGCATTATTCGGCTGTAGGTGATCGACTCGCACAGGGAGACTTGCCGGGGAATATTTATCAAGCGCTAAAGCACGTTCACGAAGCGCAGGACGCAGCGTTGCAAGCCACAGCAAAGCGGCATGGGATCGGAGATGAATACTCATCGCTCAAGGCGGATCAGAGCCGTTATTACGATGACTGGGAGGGCAAGGATAGCCCGCTAGCTAAGATTCGCAATGCCAAGGATGCAGCAGATATATCCTCGCAGGTGCTAGGCAAGGCGGGCGACCGACTTCTCCAGACGATGGCCAAGTATCGTGACGCTGGAGTGTCACCTCATACCGCGCTGGCGCTACGACGAATGAACGCGCAAGCGGAAGCGTTACCTAAGATCAAAGTGTCGGCCAAGCCAGGGAAGTTTGAAATGCCAGCTCCGCCTAAGTTCCCTGAGCCGCCGGAGTTGGGAGAGGTTAAGCCACCAAAGCTGCCGGATAAGCCAACACTGCCGACGTTGAATGCTCCCAAGGATATCCCTCCAGTAGATCCGCGAGAGGTCAGGCTACGGAAGCTGGAGTCCGTCGCTGGTCGTCCTTACGGGTGGTGGGATTTGTTCCCGCCGCGCTTGGCCGAGCATTTGTTGCTCTCCAATAAGAAGGTGCGGGAATGGATCGCCTCGCAGCCAAGGCAGGAGTTGCCTGCCGGGAGTTCTTTCCCTCCGCCTCCAAGCCAGTGACTTCGTGGTAGGCTAGGACGAACATGACGAGCCCACCAATCACACAGAAGATAAATTCAGCTTCGATCATTGATGCTTACTCCCTCTCTACCTTTCAGGGTTGCCCCAGGCGATGGCTGCTGGAGCAATCTTGGAGGGTCATTCGCTATCGCCCGAAGCGTCTTTTCGACCAGTGCTTGCGGCAAGCCATCTTTGCTATCTCCAACGGCGCGTCTCCTGAGACGGAGATTCAGGCAGCGCGGACTCGGTTTCTGTCGGCGGCGGCGAATCCCGGCTTGGATCTGTCGGAGGGTCAGGATTCGTGGGTCGTGGCGAATGATTACGCTGGCATGTTGAGCACCATCTTGACAGCCATATCTCGGCTAACACTGCTGACAATGACGCGACAGCCATCAATCCCAATATCCAACATAGAAGATTCCAGTCCATTAGAATGGTCCCCCCTCGCTTGGGCCGACGACTCCGGCCTTCTCCATCGCTGGATCACAGTTGACCGATTTGATAACGATACCCTCGCACGCGAGGCGCACGGCTGGTACGTGTTCGGGGATATCGCCGTCTGCGATGCGCCGCTCACTCTCCACGTCATAAACATCGGACAGCAGCGTAATGGTCGCCGAACGTCGGCCTGGGTCCGGGCGTATAAACACCCGGCAATTGCCCATAGATATAAGTTTGTCAGGAAAAACAGTAAAGGCCATGCGACCTCCTTGTCTGAACAGTGGATACCGATCTACTATGCCGACCAGCCCAATCCCGATCCTGAGACATGGGTGGACCTGATGGATTCCGATGGGGTCACGCCGACCCTTCTTCATCACATACCCATCGCTCAACCCAGCGAGGCAGTACGCCGGGATACGCTAGGCCAACTAGAGAGGCTTGCGACTCGTATGCAACGCATGATGGAGGAACGAAGGGAGCCAATGGAGGAACCGATGGCAAGGGGGCAGTGTGATGGATGGGTGCCGTGTCCTTGGCAGGAAGCGTGTTTTGTCGATCCATCTCGGTCGCATGACATTGGCGCGAGTGGCCTATATCAAATCCGAGCAGCCGACGCATCCGAGCGTTCACGCCAGCAATCATCACTTCACCCCGCCATTGCATAAGCCGCACAAGGCACCTCCTTCATCTCGCTCCAATACTAGTCAGGCTTTATTCTCAAGGCTTCCACACCTTCATAATTCCGCTGGGGTCTAGATGAGCATGAAATATTGCTACAACACAATCGAACTTAGCTCCAGTTTTCGCGCCAACAAACTTGACTCGATTGCGCAGAAACCTTACCTCAGCTTTGATCACCCATTTCCACCAATCATTTCCGGGTCGTGCAGGAATCAGACACACCACCGTAGCGTCTCCACTACACGCGGAATCATAAGCCTTCTTTATCCACGGCCCGATCATGCCACGCCCATAGGGAGGATTCATCCAACACGTTCCAGCCCAAGCCTGAAGCAGTCCGTTCTCTGTAGGAGAGTAATAGTTGGCGAGCTTTGCATTGTGCATGTCAGCACAAACGTCAAGCGTGAAGTGGAACTCTGCATCAAGCGCATTAAACAACTTAGGGGGAGTTTCCCAGTCGTATCGAAGTGGTGGCCGCTCAATCAAGGTGCTCATTCAAACGACTCCGGGTATCTTCTTCTCGCTTCTTTTTCTCCCACCATTTCGATCACTGTTTTAAGTTTGTAGGGATCGTCTCGCAGGTTAAGCGCCGCCTGCTTACGCGCTCCCTCTGTCACTGTCCCCCACTGTGTGTTTATCACGGGAGGCTTTTTACCAAAGCGTTTTTTGAACTCCTGCCACCAAGTCATTTTGACCTCCCGTGAATGATTGTTATTTTTTCTTCGAGTATACAGCCGTGCATAAGCTTCCCGATTTCCCATTAAATTCCTTTGTCTCGATTTTTCCCGAAAACTCCGTCCCCACCAGTTGCAGGGGATCAAGGTGGAGATCGCGGGGTACACCCTTCCAATCCTGAAGGGTAACAAACTGGCCCACCTTAATCGAGATCTGGATCAACTCCTTTCCGTACTGGGACTCGTAAGCCTCTTGCATCTTGTCGTCGGGAGTGTTGGCAGCGATTACCTTTTGACTGGCAATGGATTTGAAATAGTCTTGAGCTTTGGAGATCGACTCCTGGGTGGCTTCCCCCTCCTGAATGGCAGCAGCGATATAATCCGCCTGAATCACCCCTTCCTTGTTCCGGCTGGACTCGGTAAAGGCCAGAGCGCAGGCTTCCGGGTTCAGCCACATCTCATGCAGGGTAAGCGATAGCCAAGCGGTGCCCTCAAAATCCGGGCCAAAGGTGTTCAACCCATCGCCATTCTTCCCGGTCGCACTGTGGGCCGCCAGTGCCTCCCGGCTGGGCCTTGTAGCTGCCACCATAAACGAGTGGCGCATGGCTCCCGACTTATCGAGTTTAGAGCCCTTTTCGGAGTAGGAAACAATCTTTAGGCCGGGTTCTTTACCCGTCCCATAGGAACCCGGCG